GCACCTCTATCACCAGCCGTGGCAGCACCTCTATCACCAGCCGTGGCAGCACCTCTATCACCAGCCGTGGCAGCACCACTATAACCAGCCGTAGCAGCACCATAATCACCAGCCGTGGCAGCACCACTATAACCAGCCGTGGCAGCACCACTATCACCAGCCGTAGCAGCACCATGATTACCAGCCGTGGCAGCACCACTATCACCAGCCGTAGCAGCACCATAATTACCAGCCGTGGCAGCACCTCTATCACCAGCCGTGGCAGCACCACTATAACCAGCCGTAGCAGCACCATAATCACCAGCCGTGGCAGCACCACTATAACCAGCCGTGGCAGCACCACTATCACCAGCCGTAGCAGCACCATGATTACCAGCCGTGGCAGCACCACTATCACCAGCCGTAGCAGCACCATAATTACCAGCCGTGGCAGCACCATGATTACCAGCCGTGGCAGCACCATGATTACCAGCCGTAGCAGCACCATGATTACCAGCCGTAGCTGGTTTTCCCGGTTCCGCATTACACTCGTTAGTACACCGTTCCTTGACATAAGATACAGCTGCTTTCACAAGCCCCCTTATATCAAGCTCAGCACCTATTCTAATTTTTGAAGAACAAACCTTGTTACTTTCTGAATCGTCTATTTTACCACTCTGCTCAACCTCACAAAACCTTGCCCCAGCCGGCGGATAGTAACCAAAAACATCCAGAGGATAAGGACATGCATGAAAACCTTTCTCGCATACCTTTATGTAACCTGTTTCTTCATACTCCTTACCTACTTCATACTTAAACTCTCTACAAGATAAATCCTTATCAAATGCTTTATAAGCCTTTATTTTCTGTTCCATAATATAATGTAATACTATATAATACTGCCTATTTGGTCCTTAATGCCTAATATTTCATTGAAATACGCCTTAATTTCGTTTTCACTACTTTCTTTAGATAATGTTATATTTGTTGACATATTATTAACTTTTTGTGGTAACTCCGCAATTACCCGTTACATATTTGAAACACCAACAAAGTCATTTATTTTGCTTATTGGATATTTTTTCGCATCACGTTCGTTGAATGAAAGATAAGATAGAGCCATTTGTAACTTATCCTCCATCCTGTCTATATCATCTTTATAATCGCTTCTGTCAAGTTCCCAATACAAAAGCCTTGACGGATCATTAACTGGGCGTAAATCAAATGGATCATCATCAGATTTACCGTCATATACGATATAATACATTTTATCTACATCGGGATGGGAAAGGAAATGCGACATTAGCTGCCAATAGTATTCCTCTATCGCCTGTTCCTTTGTGGCTTCTCTCAAATATTCAATCTTACTTTCAGAAGTAAAGCATTTCACTTCTGCTATATAAGACAATTTACCATTGACATCAAATCCATATCCATCGGGAGAATCACCATATCCATCATAGATATTATCGACAAAAACAATTTCGTCAAAATCATCCGCACAGGACATTAGTCTAGAGAACGTGTTATGGTTAAAACATTCTATAGCGTCTTTTTCATGATCCTTTCCCCACTCCATATCAGAAGTGGATATATGTCGGCATGGTTTGTTTAACCTTCTCTCCCTTGCAACCTGATAAAGATAAGATATAGCTGTATCTCCGAAAGGAACATCAACTGTCTTTCTCTTTACACCCTGTTTTTTTGCAACCTCTAGTTCGGAAGGTGTCATTTCCCTTCTCCCGGAAACCATAAGTTTTCCAATGGCGGAAGAGGTGATTTTACCACACCTCTTCATAAGCCATAATTTTTCTTTTTCTTCCGCTTCCATCATTTCTTAGTCGCTTCGTTAAACAATTTCATAGCTTCCGCGTCCACATCATAGCTTGCCGTGATGTATCCAATGTCGCATTTTCCACTTTTCAACGCTTCCAATGCAGCCTTGAATTTATCAGAGTTGACTGTCATTTTCTCCTTTTGTGGTGGTGGCGGAACATCACGCCCTATACGCAATCCGTAGACCTTTCCTCCATCGCTTGGGTCACGTGTCAGTTCCTTGCATAATATGACACGGAAATCACGGATGGTTTCAGGATAATCAGTTTGAGCCAGCTTGGTAAGACGTTTGCGGTTCGTACTGTTCAACAGCATAGGTTTAGGAACAAGGTTTGTTTCTTTAAAGTAAGCAATCCATGATGGTTTCTTGCTACCTTGTACCTTTGCATTCTCATCCCATACGATATGGGATATTGTAGCGATGATAGACTGACCGTTAGGGAGTATTTCTACTCCCACATAATCAGATTGGCTTCCAGTTCTCCAATGATGGAAAACCTGGTTTTGTTGTTCGTTTGACATATCTATTAAATTTCACTAGGTAAAACTACAGTTGAATTTCCCGTTTTGTCTACAATGACGCTCTTTCCGCCTATGACAGCTTCCGTCTTGTGTCCACTTGGGTATTCCGATAAGCAAGAATCATTTTCCGCTTCATACGGATATACATCCATGATGGCAGTTTCGGCTATGGATGAAATCACATAGTCTGCCATTGTGCCTTTCATTACTTCGTCAAGTTTCTTTACAGCATCTCTCAAATCGGCTGCCTGAACAAGCATATAGCATGATGTTTTTTTCTCCGCTCCGCTCTTTTCGTCCAGAGTAATGAAGAACAGCTTACACTTAAACCAGCGGTCGGCTGCATCTTCCTCAGAGGGGAACAGTTCGCTGTAGTTGGATCGTTTAATGTCCGAAACAGTGAACTCGCCACTGATAAACGGTGTCATTTCCGATATAATACGTGCTTCCGCCTCAGTAAAGCTAAGCGCATCAACCAGGTATTGCTCACTTACTTTCTTAATCATCCCATTTTCTGCTACTTTTTCGTAGCGAATTTTACACTCAAAAAATGTTTTCATGTCTATTATTATTAACAAATTAACTTAATCAAAATTGAAATTATCCTCACCACTTGGTTCTTCCTCCGGCATATCATTACCGAAATCCATCGGAATGAACCAGTCTGAAATATAGTCTTGCATGATTTAATCCTCCTTTTGGCTACTTAGCCATTCTTTATAATCTTTCTCGTAATATTGGGGTATTATACCTTTCCTCATAAAGTCTATGTATTCTTGTACAGTACAATCATCCCAATCAACTCCGTTATCTGGTATATCTTCCGTTTCTGATGTACAAAGAGTGTATTCAAATGGATTATACCCACTGTTAAGCCCATATTCTTCAACTATCTTGATTACATTTTCATCAGTGGTTATTTGTTTGATTTCACTTTCAGCCACACACCCGGATATTTCAGAGTGCTTGCCAAGTACTTCACCGAAGTAAACACTGATTTTGTTATTCACTAAGTATTCGACATCTTCTGTGTCTGCAATAAATACTCCTTCAAGATTGCCCATTCTTCCGCAATCGAAGTCCATTTTAAATAATGCTTTCATAAATTTACTCCTGTTCTTGTTTGAAATATTCGTACTTTATCTCTCCATTTACGATCATGTCCATGATTTCTTCATCGGAAGATGTAGCTATTTTCATCATGAACTCATCTTTCTTCACCTTTTCAATATCTTCATTTTCATTCTTTTCCACCTTTTCCATCTTTTTTGCCTTTTCAGACATATAAGACACAGCATCTTTAGCTATTTTCAAGGCATACTCTGAATCGTATAAAGACATCATGGATTGAATATATATTCCGTTAATCCTATCAAATATTTCCTGTTGGGAAAGGCTTAGAAACTTTGCCGTATTCGCTCCCATCATCACCTTTATCTGCCAAGATGTTTTTATATTCACTACGTGAAGCCATCCCTCTTTGATAGGGCTTTTAACTATATAAAAGTCACCTACAATATATCCTTCGTCTATATCTTTCTTTTTCATAACTTGTATTTTTCCAAAGCAAGAATAATTTTATGATCTTCAAAGGCCGATTTTATTGTATCATCAATCATATTGTTGTGCGTTTTAGAATCTATGTCCAATTCTGAAACATTGTATCCATTATCAATCTTGTTCTGAATACTGAAATAATAATTTCTTATTGTCAGTACGTTTTTATGTATTTCTTCTCGTGTCATTTCCTCGGCAAAAATCTATTTTTAACAAATGATAAAAGCATCACGGATATTTCATCGGCATATCTTGCAAAATCATCCTGGTATTTCTCGTCAACATTGTTATCCATCCATAGGATTTGATTCTTTGCCATAGTACCTACCTTTTCAAGCGTTTCAAACATCTGTAGGCTAGATCCAGGGAGTGTTTTCTTTAGCATTTCATTCAGTTCAATGGAAGATGAGTGGATAATATCAGCACAAAAAGCAATGGCGTTTACATACATCATCCAATCCATTTTCTCATCATCAGACATCTTCTTGATAATATCCATGCCCCTTACATATTTACCGTCAGGATAAGCCTTGATATATGCTTCCTGAAACTCCTTTATCTTAGCTGTTACACGAGAGCATTCAACCATACGGCCTTTCTTGATAAGATCGTTCTGCTGCTTGCGCAACTCCTTCATCTTTTCCTCTCTCTCACACTCCTGTATTAACAAATGTCTTTCCATCTTCAATTATCTTCTATTATTTTTATAAGTTCTTTAAACTGGTCCGCAATTATCTCTAGTTTTCCCTGTATCTTCTGATTCATATTCCCGTCCTTGTAGGAACTCTGAAATCCTTCATAACGTGAATCAATGCTAGAATAGCAGAATGAATCAGACGTGATGTTTACCATCGTATTGTCACCGTCTATGAACGGTTCAGGTATGTCTACTTTTATCATCATAGCAATCCGAAATAACTGTCTAGTTTATCAATCGTTTTATCTCCATCAGATAGGACGTACTCAATGACTTCGCGCCCTGAAAGTGTTATTCTCAACTTGTCCACAGGCTGGACATTGGCTATACCTTTAGAGTAATTGTTATAATGAACAATCTCCCATCCTTTTATGGATGATAGCATTCTCCGTTTGCCACACAAATTTATAGCTTTTGGAGTAAATTCCTTCTCTTTCTTATCCATAATCAATCGTTTTTAAACTTTTTAAACATCTCATCTCCCAACACTCCGCTAATGAACATGGTAAGTTCTACTTCCCATTCATCTTCCTTGCCCTTCACGAACGGATAAGTAAGCTGATGCCATTCATGGTAATCAAATAACTTCATGCGAAGCGGATAATAATCAAACATTTTCTTGTTTCCATAAAACACACGGATATGATTTTTCTTAATCTCCGTGTAAGACAAACCATAGTAATCCAGTATCTGGTAGAATTTGTCCATAGGGGTAAAATTACACTTCATATTTTACATATTTTTTTAGTTGTTTATGCAACGATTTCATATACTCTATTATTGTATCCGCATTAGGGTCTGAAAAGTCTACATCCTTTATGTTTTTCAACTTTACCCCATACACTGAAACAATAGTAACTTCTATGACGTTATATTCTCTATATTCAAAGTACAACACATCTTTAATGCTAGATGTATTAATGATGGGAAAGTTATCAACTTTTATTAAAGATTTATATTTACCTAGCATTGTTGGCGTTATTGACGTTATATCGTTTTCTACAAAATCAAAAAACATATTCTCGTCATCTCCGCAATCTACTGTTTCAAGAAACATATAAATAACATTCCACTCTGATTTTACGTGAAAAGTATTATCTGACTTGTCTACAAAGATACCATCACCAAATCCCTCCAACGCTTTTTCGGAAGCGGTGTACCCTAACCGTTCAAGTCTGTTTCTTATGTCGCTTGAATCCTTTCTAATCAATACCTTCATGAAAAATATTATGTTTAATTATTATTGTCGATTGCTTCGGTAGGCTAACCTGTTCACTGTTTTCCTTGTTGGTCAAAATGTATCTTTCCCCGGTATCACTAAACAGGAAATCATCTTTTACAAAGGGTATTTTCTTTCCATCATACCCTACGATAAAGCAGTTTTGAAAAATTTCTAGTAGAATCATGGTTTTATCATTTTTACGGTTACTAAAATCGGGGGAACGCTTTCCCCCTAAACTTTCATTATAGATATGCTTGCTTCTACACTCAAACATGATGCAAATATAGTCAATAAAATGACATACTATAAAATGTTTTAAAATATATATTATTTATTCACATTTATTAAAGTATTCCTTAAATACGTTTACATTGTATGTGTTTACCTGGCAATGGTTATCGTCAAAAATCTTTTTTATCTCATAACCTAGCTTGCAAGATATTACCTTCATCTTCATCCGGCTAATCTTTTTCCAGTTGACACCGTTTTCCTTTGCCCATCTTTTGATACTGTACCATTCATTGGATTCGTTTGGTTGTGGCTTTAACGCTTGATTCCTTTCGTACTCATCAGCCCACGCCCTGGCAGATTCGGCAGGATTGTTGAAGTTTGGTAATCTAACCTGTGCATAATAACTTCCTGTATTGGTAACTGATGGAACAATATAATCAAATATCCAACGTTCAAATTCATCAGCCATAGGAGGAAAAGGGCTTTTATAAATCAGTCTATACATACTCCTTTCATTAATAAGCTCCATTATATCATCCCCTACTTCACGCATCATTACGGAGGATGGTTTACAGTGCTCTAAAAGAGCTTTTAATGGATTTGAATACTGTAAAGAAGATGCAGCGTCTAATCCACAGAACCAAATTTTACCATATCGAACAAACACACGAATTTTGCCAAAAAAAGGATGTTCGTAAACCATTATTTCGTCCGTTTTGTGTGCCGAAGCTGTTTTATCGGTACTATTGTTTTGTTGCATAAATAAAAATAATTAACTTTGTTAAACAATTAAAATGAGTAATACATGGCAAAGAAAGTGATTAGGGTGAATGTTAAATCACCTAAGGTAACATCAAATAAAAAGACATCTCCCATAAAGGTCAAGATAAACATGAAGAATACGGGAGGAACACAAGCTATGGGTAAAAAATAGATTACTTATTACAACACCTATACCCATCACTGATAGTTTGATGCGTGTGCACTTTCCTATCTCCATATCTTTGATGCAAGTATTATGCAATAAAGAATCCAACAGTAACAAAACCAATTGATGTATAGTATATCGCATTAATCAAATGTGCGTCCTCAAACACCACATTATTAAATACAATATCCAGTATTGCGTATTAAACATTTCAATAACAAATACTCTATGGTATATACAAAATAAAAATACCTTTGACAACACATAAAACAATATTGCATTAAACAGTTTGGCGTTAAAGAATATGGTAAGGTACTTGTCCGAAAACGGAGTGGCATACTGAATATACTCCAATGTGTCACCATCATAATATTCAATGATATCACCTGTTCCAACAGAGTGTATAACCTCACACTGATGGACAAGTATAGCAATACAGAACAATATAGGATAACATCTTATCACCCAAATAAGAAACGTCCTGTAGAAATTGTTCAAACTTTCCTCTAGCATTTTGTCTTTCATAAATTTACTCTCCTGGACAAATTTCTAATAATCTCTTCTTTCGTTCTCCCTTTCAACAGGTTAAGATCAATTGTTGCAGACCCTACCTTTACGCAACCATCAGATATGTATTGCTGCACACGTTCGTTCACAAGATAGTCCGCACCAAGCATATCCAATTTGGACAGTCCTTTTACATCATTGCTCCTGCTTAGTATAAATCCACCTACCGTTCTCCAGATACGTCTATATTGGCTTATTCCGTCCTTTACAGGCATGATTATGTCGTTTTCAAACAATGGTATTCCGTTCATGTCAAACACGCCTGTAAACCATTCTACAACACAACCACTGCTATCCCTTACACGTCCATAAGCATCTATGGATACATCGTCAATAAGAAGTTCATATCGCCCCGTTACTCCATTAAATATACGGAGTAACGGGAAATTAATGTCATTTCTTTCCATTTCCCTTAATCGCTTCAATACATTCCTTTGCTCCATCATCAAAACCATGCTTGTACCCCTTAGCGTATTCTCCAATGTTATACACAGCCATTGCAAATACAAACAGTATGATACCTAAAGCCTTATGCCAACCAGGCAACGATATGGAAAACGGTTTAAATGTAATTGTTAGATCTCCAACCCACAATAGGGCGATAACACATATAATTGTAAATAATATTGTTTTCATAATCAATATTTTTTTTCGTGAAACATAGGTCTTAGTTCATTGTATCTCATCTTCTGCTCAATATGCCATAGCAAATCTATGCCAAGATGTTTGGAAAATGCAAAGATTGAAAATATCATGTGATTTACAACCGTAGAAAAATCACTGCAATCTACAGGTGGTATGATAGATATGACATATATCGCCTCCGTGAAACTCAATTTGCTGTACATATAGACAATATCATCCATATATTCAGAGTTAATATCTTCACTAACAGTTTCAAGGCTTATTCCTCGAAGTCCTGCAAGGTCAAGCAAGCGTATAACTGCTTCGCTTAGTTCGTCTGGAAGTGTATCTTTGATATATTTTTCAAAACAATATTTGAAATTGGCATCATCGTGCGGTTCTTCATTCTCATAAGAAGATTTAAAAGATTCTCTGTCGGCACGTTTCCCTTTCCTATCCGCTTCCACAGCTTTCATAAGATCTCCAACGATAAGGCAAAGGTAGTGTTCGTCACTCAATTCTTTATCGTGGAAACCATGCTCACAAGCTGTCTTATAAGCTATATTCCGTAGTTCATTCAAATTAATATTATTCATAAATTTACTCCCTATCTGTTAATCAATCAGTTCAAATTCATATACGAAAACATAAGGATTGGATTCCCATGTACCCTTGCCTGATACTTTATCTATGAGGGCTGCAAAGGCTTCACGGGGTGTATCAAATCCATCGTCTTTGTTTCCATCAAATTCATAAAATATAGATGGTGGAAACTCATCATCACCCGAATCTTCATATACCCCTTCTTTCAAGCAATCTTCATCGCTAATGTCCTGTAAACGTTCAATCTTGAGATTGGTAATTCGGATATGATGTATCATGAGGTCAGCGCGGACAAAGAGTTTATTACGCCAACCTTTACTATACTTCCAACCACTAACTAACATATCAAGTGTTTCCAATCCTTGTTCATGGTAAACGGTTTCATAGCTTTGCGCAATGGCAACAACTTCACCAACTTTGTAGCGTGGAATAATTTCTCCCGAATTAAATTCCCTTCCATCAGCATCATACATACAAGGATAGCCAACAATCTTTTTATCAGAATGGCATCTGTGTATATTGAATCCAGCAACCCATTCTCCTTTAAAAGTTCTAGGACATTTGATTATTCTTCTCGTCATAGTCTTACGACCATCCAACACCGCTTGTGTTAATCCAAACTTATCATTGAAAGATATCTTTTTCATATTTATATCAATTTTAATGCTTCCTGTAATCCTGCTTCAAGTGCTTCCTCGTAGGTATTATAACGGATAATAGGCCTGTCAGACAATCCTATCAAGTCATGTCTCGGAATTGTCAGTATATCATACGTCCAATAGTTTTCATACATATAGGATATTTCGATATGCAGGTTCTTGGTTTCACGCAGCCACTTTTGTGCAACGGATTGAGTGGGACGACTATAACACAATTTTGGCAAATTCTTATTCGTTCGGAACACAGATTGCATTATCCGATTATCGTCTTCTTTAATAATATCTTTGCAATACTCATTAAATCCTTTCTCTTTCAGCAACTTTGCTGTTTCCAATGTTACAAGTTCTTCGGTCATAATTTTATTCTCCTTTTAATTTCTTTATTAGCGCATCAGTGAAACCAAGGCTCCATTCTGCTTTCATATTTAATCGAAATACATTACTTTCTTACCTATACATACCTTGAATCTTGAAAGAGATTCACTATATTGTGTAATATTATTGGGATTATATTTGTTAACAAAACATCCAGTACGTTTATGGTATCTGACACAAGCATTTTCAGGAGATTTAGCCAATATTTCTTTCTCATCGCTAAAACTAAAAAATAAACTATCTCTATATGATACCTTATACCACTTTACTTGGCTTCTTATCTTTTTAAAATACTTTGCTTTCATTATTCCTCCTTTTCTTTAAAATGTTCAATCAGTTCGTTTACGGTAGCCTTGTGATAACGTCCTGAAATAATGGTTGCATTATCCCAATTTTCATCCCAAAAGAACATAATGCCTTTTGGCTCTGTGAAATAATGATCGTTACCAATAGAATCTCCATAAGAAACGCTAAGAATGGAATCTGTTATAAACCACTGCATGTAGTTACTATCATCCCTTAATGCAGCTATAGCCAGGAAAAGTTCCTCGTTCGTTCCGCAATCAATAAATTTCCCACATAAAGCACTATGTTTGTCAAAAGGTATATCAAAAGAATCCGCAATCACATAATTAGGAGTATCAAATCCTTTCATTGGATATTGATAAGCCCATATTATACTACAATTATTTGTCCATTGAGGAGAGTTGTTGAAATACCCCAATTCTTTCAGCCCTCTCCGAAGCTCCGGTGTATTTTTGCGTATGAAACACGGTGTTGTAAATCCCATAATTATTCCTCCTTATCTATCTTAATCTCCGTTACTTTCCCACGACTGACAAAGCACTGACCTATTCCCAAATCGAGTAAGGCACAATAGTTATCGTCTAAAAGATTAGAGCATTCCTGGCATAAGGAACATTCATTACAAAATCCTTCTGATGATTCATGCAGCACCCCGTCTATTATTATTCCGTTCTTTACTTCCATACCGTTCATTCATTAGAAGTTACACCCAAACACAATACTTTGTCAGAAACGCCTATATCGTCAAACTCCAAAGTTAAATACTCTGTATCGTAAGGATAAGGGTATCTGCAATTTTTCAATTCTTCATCCGTCAATTTGCGTCTGACACGCATCTCGATTTCAAAATCATCGGGAAGGTTCTCTATGATTTTTCTAAGTTGTCCTACGTTCTTTATTTCCATAATCAATCTCATTTTTCTTTAATTCGTTCCAGTACATCTCTGTTGGCTTCGAGTATCTCATCGAAAGAGGGGATAGGCATCCAATAGATGGGTTTACTATTATGGCATACCCACTTCCCGTTCATTACAAAAGCTACTTCGTAATAATATCTGCCCTCGTAATTAGTCCCAACCAAAACACTTTCTAACTCTTCTGGCAACCGTTCATTAACGCTTATCCAAGGCGATTGCTTTGACTGCCATTGTGCGCCAGAAATAAAGTCAACAATGCAGTATGGTTCACAATGAAGCTGCCTGTTTCTGCAATCATTGGAATATTTTTTTGCCGCTTCTTCTACTGTCTGTTTCATATCAAAATACTATTTTAAAATCTTTACATTTCAATGTAGGAAGCCTGTCGGTGACAAACTTCTCCAGTTCCTGTTCGTCTATCGGGAATAACGGGCAGTATTGGTATCTGAATGTATGTACAAATCGCCCGTCAAGCATTACATCAAAAACCAGTGTTTTCATAATTTATTAACTTTTGTCCATAAACTAAACTCGGTATAGAGATATTCCCATTTATCCCTGTAACGGTATTTGTCGTTTGGGTATTTGCAACGGACACAATAATCCGTCTTGTATAAAACTTCGTATATTACTCCCCTGTGTTCAAACAGTTCGTTCTCGTCAAGAGTTCCTACTTCTACCTTCTTCATGACCTTATACCAATTCTATTACAACATTTTCGAGATTAACATACAAGTTTACTTTAGATACACTTCCATCTTTGTTTATCTTTTTAAACAATGGTTTGATATCGCACAGGTAACTGATATCATAACCCACAATATAGGCATACTGTTTTGTTTCAGGAACGGTGACACCTGTCAAATCATGCAAACTCGTATATACTGATGCAGGGGTGGTGATACAAACCCTGCTTCCGATAGGATACTTCGCATTGGATTCAATGTACTCCTTCTCTAATTTTATCATTTCGTTCTTCAATTCATTTATTTTTGAATTGATAATTTCTTTCTTTGATTTAAATTCTTCTTTGTTCATATACACACACGTTTAACATTCCGATAAAATCTGTAACACAATAAGCCATACAATGACAATAATCAATCGTCCAACATATTTCCACATATAGCTTTCATTATCATAGCGAAAACAATTCCAAAAAGCATAAATTCACTCCTTTCTAACATTATTGTCCACCCACCTCATTGCGCCCTTTAACGCATCAGATGTGGACTTATAAAACATATCAACAAAGAGATCCATCCGTTCACCTTTTATTATCCGGTACATGAAGTCTTTTTCTCCTGTGACCTCTATTGTACAGCCTTTATAATATGCAACGTATTTTTTTTCTCATACGGCAAAGATATAGTTTATTGGTTTTCCAACAACTTTTTATTAACTTTTATTAAGCGTTTTTCCCATTCGTTCAGATTGTCACCCGTATTAATTTTCTCCATAACCGAAGCTATATCAAAAGATTTACATTTTTCATACAGATCACTCATTGTCGTTCCTTGTATGATAACTCCGTTCTTTTCCCCGGAAAAATATCCGTCAACACTCTCTATCACATCCCATTTTCGTCCTTCCAGGATGGATTGTTTATTGTTAGTTCCCATTATATTTAGCTATTATATTATTCATTTCCTTGTTCTTTGCTTCCGTAAGACCTAATTCGAATATATTTTGAAGCGCAATTTCGCATTGTCGGCTAATGTACGAGATCTCGTTTGCATCCATATCACGGTTATGATATATAAATTCTTTCGCCAACTTGACGGCAAGACCTTGACACACATCCCCGGCAACTTTTTCAGCCGCTATAATGTTAAAACAAATAATTTGCTTAATACTTAGCTGATTACTCGTTCCCATATTCTTTTTTTTTAAGTTAGTAATCAAGTTCATTTGAAAGTATTGTGTACTTGTTGATACTATCTCTGTATGATTCAAATAACGGACAATCTTTCAACATAGTAATTTAATGCGAAAGAATACTTTTTCTTTAGTTCATTATCATTATGTTGTTTATCGAAGTATTCACTACATGATGATAGGCTCAATGATAATAAAGCCAAAATTGCAATTCGTTTCATAATTCAATCATTTAATTATAAATAATAGTTCCGCCCGTGGAACTTGCACCACTTGCAAGGCGTTGAACCTTTGGCGGATAATTCGGTTTAAAAACCGTAGATTCATGTCAACTCCTTCATGCAACCTACTACGAGCCATACAATAACGCATATAAAAAACATAGTCCATCCCTCCTTGTTTTAGTTATTAGAAAATTTGATTTGTTGTTTCTCCCAATCGTATGTAAATGTGGTTACATGGCGTTCACGGTCGTACACAAACACCTGATAACCTATTTGCCCGTAACTGCAAAATAATGGTTGTGTACGTAGCATTATGCCGTTCCATGTCTTACCGTTCAGATACTTTTTCCATGCGAATTTTCCCGCCTCAATGGCGTTTTTTAATCTGTTCATATCTTTATAATTGTTATTGATTCGTTTTTAATATCCTTTTCCCACAGTCCGCCGGGGTGTCATAAGATGATATGTTGGCAAAAAGCCTTAACAATGTATCTATGCTAACATGTGGCAATATATTTCTATAAAATCGTTCCGCATTGTACTATGTATCGTGTCCATGATACGCTTGATACAATATAATCATTGCATTGTACGAATGCGGTAGGGTGTACAGTAAGCCCCAGTTTTGCGTAATCCTGCTCAGCTTCCTGTTTGGTTGCCCTGTATGGCGTCACTTGTTCGGCACTCGTTTCTACCCAAACACTTTGTCCTAGTTCGGGAACGTATTGCCATTCGTGGCACTGTTTCAGTACGTAATATCCTCTATTGTTCATATCAAATCATTTTTTAAAATATACTCTTTAGCCTCATCCATTGTGTCAAACCACAATGATGAACTGTTATAATACATTCCCGTTCGGGTATTAATTAGGTTTACTTGGTATATCGTTCTACCATACATTATAACCTTTACTATTTCCGCTTTATCTTTCACCTTATATTATCTTAATTCCCTAAATGATACCGTTTCAAAATCGCTCTTGATAATCTCTATCTGTATAGGCTTAACAAAGCGGTCCAGTTCTTTGCGTATCTCTCTCATTTGTTCAAACGGTACGGTTACAAATGCTATCTAAATTATTGTATATTTTTATAAAAATCACAATACATACCGTACAGATCTATTATATCTGAGTCGGTTAGTATTCTCTTTAAAACTCTAATCATTTTCATTATTCGTTCAAATATGATTTGGGAAGTAACGGGAAAACCTTTAAAACTTCTTTAAAACTTATTTCCCCAAATTTTTCAATAAATACGGAAAAATAACGGTTATGAGAACGGCTATTGCGTACAATACGTATACATGAAGGTACTTCTTTGCGTGGTACTGTATCGTAGTCGTTTGCGTGCTCTCTTACAAACTTAATCAATTCAGGCGTATTTATGTACATTTTGATTATGTTTTGTGTCCTGGTGCCGTTATAATACAGGCGTTTAACCTGTTTATCAGGTAGCTTGTGTCCGTCATAGCTTTTCCAAAACTTGATATTTTCCTTGATAAGATCCAATGTATCAATACTTCTGTTAGCTTTAAACGTTCCTATCTTAATACTTTCATTGTCAAAAATAGGAGATAATTCTTTTTGTAAATTTTGTTTTCTCATTGTAAATAATATTTATTTATGTTTATAATCTCCAGCATAATCGTGCCATATTCTATAATCGTAATTATATTTAGTCGCTTTACGTTTTATAGAACGACTGTAAGTAGGAGAACCGTCAAGTATATAGCTTAATTCTCTCTTTAAAACCGCTCCAATTAGTGGATAAACATCTAAATAATTGCCATCACATTTACTTAGGTCTATTACTTCGTTCTCTAGGGCACGTTCTAAAGCCTTATCCATTGCAGATATAACACTTTCTTTTATAAAATTGTACTTTTCGATAAATTCTTGTTTTTCCATAATACTATTCATTTAGATAATTCATCAAGTTTTGGCAATACCCACGATTTTAGGTATAATCCTAGTCTTTCCATAACATAGTTTGCCGTTCCTTCGTCAAACGTAGGGCAATCGCCTGGAATTATCGGTTTCTGAAAACTTCCTATACTATTTTCTACTATATTGTTTACCCTGGTAATTGCTTCCTGTAATTGTTCTTTAGCGTATTTCTTTTTCATAGGTCATTGTAACGGTTTAATTGTTCTCGAATAAATTGGATATGTGTTTCTTGCTCATCGCTTTCACTCACAATTTTACACTTATTGTCTTTGCAATATCTTTTAAAATCTTTTTCCGTGCCGTTCCCAAAACTAAACGCTAGTTTAATCTTTTCGTTACACCAAACGGAGTAACTACCACCGTCTTGTATAGCGTCTTTGGGCGGCCTGTTAGGCCATGGCTGAAACTGTTAATAGTAAATTGTATCATAATTATATTGTTTTTGATTGATTAATAGGTGAGTTCCGCTAATACGTCTACATTATATACGGGTAATTGTTTTGCGTATCTGGTACGTCCGTCTAGGGGTGTTTCCGTGATGGTTAGCTCTAGTAGTTCGTGTATCGGTGTATTCCAGATAGGTTTTTCTAGGGCTTCTATTTCCTTGTATCGTGGTGAATCTATATATATACCTTTTGGACCGTGGTAAAACTGTTTAAAAAACGGGTGATCTTTATGTCTGCATATCAAATGATAAGTTATATGATTATATGTTATATTCTTTACCGTTCTTCTTGCCGATTTACAAATATATTGGCTACCTGTTTTGCTGTTTTTTACTGTTACTAGTATCATAATGTTTTTGTTTTTATGGGTAATATATATTTTTCATTACAGGGCTTTATTTTGCCCTCTATTGGTGTTTCTGGATGGAGTATTGCACACTGTTAAAAATATATTTGGCGTGTTCATAGGCTGTTTCCTGTTTTTCCTGTTTTGTGGGTGTTATTCCATCATATTTGTACAATAGTTTGGCGGCCTCTCTGATTATGGTTTTCATTGTGCTACAATTTGCTAGGTGTTCTATTGATGGCTGTATGCCCTTGTTTGCCTTCTTAATTATGCAATTTTGCAGCCATGTTGTAATATCGTATATTTCCCGCGTATTGCGTATATACATTGCAAGCAAATTAGGTATGTCGTTTCTTGTTTCCATAATGTTACGTTTTTAAATTGTTATTGTTTGTTTTGGTTCTCTATGTAATCGGTTACCCGTATTGATAGGTACAAGCAACCTAATAATATTAATGTTTCGATCATAGTTATTTACTTTTGGTTTCTCCAAACTCTATAATCATTATCACTTTCAAAACACATATAACCGCCCAAAACCTTGACAACATGTGCGGGGGTAAACGGGCAATTTTTAATCGCCCGGTACCTTGTTTCAACTTGTGCAAAAAACGTTCTCATAGTTATTTTAATTTAATTGTTTATTGTTTTACTTAATTCACGATTATAATACAATTTTTCCCACCGTTCGCACACTTTGCGCGCATTTTCGTTTTTCGTCCCAAATGGTGCATAGCCCGTGCAAATAGCTATATTATTATACGGTGCAGGTAATTCGAAAACATTAGCGGCCCATCCTTCTACACGTTCGGTGTGTCCGACTTTTGTAAGGTAATTTTGTATGTACTGTATTTCGCAATATCCTAATAATATTACATTTTCTTTGCCATAAATACGGTATATTTCTTTTCTTGTTGTTTTCATAATTCTATAAATATTTAAATTGTTCGTTATTCGTTTTATTCTTCTTCTTCTTCTGTTTCTATTTCGTCCAATACTTCTGAAATTGCTTGCCCTAACAGATAACAGCGTATTGTAACGTCGCACGCTTCTGCACCGCGTCCCAAATAATTCACATCACACCCGAAATCCGTTAACGCTTCCCCTAACAGGTCCCAATTGTGACATAGATATTCCTCAGCCGTCCACGTGTTAAACGTATAAGACCCTGACGCGTTCCCCGTTACGTCATCACATGTAAATAGTGTATCATTAAGATCTTGTTCCACTTCGTCCCGGTTTTCGGAGGTTACTACTATATTGTTTTCGTTGATATAGTTTAAAACATCCTCTTTAAACGCTGCAATATGTGTTTCATATAGCTTAACCTCAAACAACTTATCATTATGTTTTAACGATAAGTAATTCATCTTTTCACGCTCCGAATAAATTTCCGTATTGTAATACAACCGACTAGTATACACACATTCGTCAACCGCGCGCCTTAAGTTGGTACGCTTTCCCGTTTCAAAGTTACCAATATGCAACAATAATGTATTAAGTTATCTTGTACTCTGTATCTATACGGGCTTGTAACCGTTACCAATGTACACCAATGGCAGCTACATTACAATATGTGCGTATAGTATGTTTTTACGGCTTATGTTATACGCTCCGTGCATAACTGGACCGTATTAAGGCTTATGTATAGGATACACACGCACATACATTATATTATATTAGGGATGTTAATCGCATATCGCACTAAGTTACTATCTCCATTATCAAGCAATACCCGTACCTCTGCATCGTGGCTAACAACACCGCTGTTTATATTCCGCTTATTCCCTGGTTTGCGGATCTGTACCACGCTCTCACCGTGGCAAGCTGTTTCAATACGTCATATATCGCTTTGTCCTTCCGACACCGCAAACATACAGCGTTTTTGATTAGGTTGTATATTTTGTTAACATTCATTATAAATTAAGCCCGTTTTTCCCAAAATCAATACAGTTTATATACATATTTTAAATTAATATTGCATAATATTAATAGATTAGCAAATATATCAATTATAATCCATCACACTCCAAATGTTATGTTTAATTTCAAGATTTTTCAATGTTAATTTGTGTTAAATCTGTTTGTAAGTGTCTGAACGTGAGGAAATTACGAAATCTTCGTAGATGTCATTTGTAAAGATATTTTACTTGTAAAGATTTTGAAATTCGATTGTCGTAGAAAAGAATTTATTTTTATTTACAAACGTTGAGAAACGTGGTAGATAAACGTGTGTAATTACCTGTAAATCAGTGCCATACCCCCTTTTGTGGAGGTTTCGCTGCGGGTGTGTCGCTCCCGATAAATTTTTTTCTGAAAAATTTTTTTCTCCAAATTTTGCTCGGATGGCTGATTTTGCGTTTTGGAGGTGTATTTTCGGTAGTTTTCAACAAAATAGGATAAATCTTTACATAAAAAGTTACGAAAATCGTAGGTTTTTCGGTGTGTTTCGTAGGTGTGGTTGCATTTTTTATGTCTTTTTTTGCAGTATAAGTTATTGGTTTACAGTATTCTTCGTTGGTTTCGTCGTTTTGATATGTATCTATACTAAATTACGTATGCAGTTTTGGTGTTTTTGCTGTATGTGTCGTATATGTGATGTACGTGTATATGTATTGTAATAGAGCATGTAAGGTGTACGTGTATGTATATTTTGTATATATATATTACTTTTAACATTTAATATACAAATTAATAGGGGATTTTTTCGTATACGGTTACGATTCAATTTTTTTTGACAAGACTAAATAGCTTGTTTTCAGCTATTTAACCACTAATTTGCGCGAGTTTTTTGACAAGTGTTGAAAAACGAAGAGTTTACGAAGTCTACGAAAAAACAACGAATTTCGTAGGTTTTTTACGAATTTTCCCGAATTAATTAGTTGCATATGCAACTATCGGTGTTGAGATTTTTTTTTTTTTTTTAAATTAAGTCAATTTTACATTTTTTAACGTAGAAAATAATAAGTAGATAAAAAATTATAGTTAAATCATTTTAACTAAAATGAGAAAAATTATTACAAAAGTAAAAAATAACAACAATCAATATTTTTTACTTTTCCTATTCAAATAATACTGTGGACGTGAAAGTAAAAAATCTTGTGTAAAGAAAGATAAACTATCTTCCTTGACACGTATTTGTTAATCACATAAACATTTGTAGTTAATTAATTTAACTACTAGTTTTCGTATTGTTTTTTGCGCTATATTTGCAGGTAAAATCAAGTAAAATGTGTGTGTAAAATATGGAAGAAGAAATAGAGATTAAACTTAGGTTGCCCGAATCAAGGCGTGTCATATGCCTGTCCGATGCAATGCCCGACAGGGAGCGTTGGTACAAGGGAATGAGGGTTCAGACACGGCTGTTCGGGTGGGTTACGCTCGTCAGCTTCAGGGACCGTCACTGCTGTCTTAAACTTGACGAGCCTCTGGAGGACGGAACAAAGGCTGTGTTCGTGTCGGAAGCGTCATTCATCAGACGCGTGCCCGTACCTTTAACTGCAAAATCCATGGCCGCACAGGTCGCTGGTGTCAGTGTGGAAGGTGAAGTGCTGGAATACGAGAGGAAGATGAAGAGAAAATGGGAGAAGGAGAGGAAGCATATAGCGGAGATATGTGCAAGGTACGGGTATGTGCTTCCTTCCGAGTGGAAACGGTCGTTAAGGAGATTTGCTTCGTGGTGTGAGGGCCAGGTAAGGCAGTACGGTCATATCGTGGATGCCGACTATCTTATGCGGCATGACACGTCCGTTGTGGGCGGAAGGAGCGTGGATGATCTAAGGTTCGTGCCCGATGTGGATATGGTGGATGGGACCGGGGCGAACGGGAAGCCTTCCGCCGCTCGCGTTTCACGGTGCGCGCTCATGCCGGGAAGCATCGTCACCGCCATACGCAATGCAGGGAGCGAGATGGACAAGTCGGTGTCGTTGTGGCGGAACAGCTACTTCGTGAAGATGAGGCGTTTCGGGTACACGTTCAATACCTGCTGTGACGGGGCAAAGACACGTGATGATGCGTTCACATGGTTTAAGGACATTACCATACAGTACATGGCTGACCTTATAGAGTATTATGGGATAAGACGTGATTCCATCGTGTGCCGGAAGCTGGAGCACATCGCGGACGTTTACTATTCTCTTGACGATATGGACGCACGCCCTGACATATCAACGGACGATTATGACCTGTATCCCGTTGTAATGTTCGGGAAGGTTGTGGACCGGGAGAAATCGGTAGGATTAGTAGGATCGGTAGGATCGGTAGGATCGGTAGGATCGGTAGGATCGGTAGGATCGGTAGAGAAAGGAGGGGAAAATGACTGTCGCTGAATCTGCAAAGGCTTCTTATGAATACATCCTTGATTCCGTTATGGGCAAGCTGGCGGACAAGGGCGGTGGTCGCGGTTTCCGTAAAGCAAGGGATGAAGGCGAGTGGAAGCGTTCCATATCCGCTATGGTTGAGATGGACATAGCCGATGCGTGCAGGGAGTGCAATTTCAGACGTCACAGGAGCGGTTCCATCATGGCTTTTGACGGTAAGATATTTGTTCCCATGATGAAGGACGATCTGATGCGCCTGTGTATGGACTTGTGTAGGATGAACGGTCTTAGCGAACTGTACATGACCGACACGAGCGAGCGTTTCTACCGTACCATCGTGAAGAACGTGACGCATGAGATATTCAATCCAAAGCGTAACTTCATCACGTTTGACAATTGTGTCCTTGACACGGAAACGATGGAAACGTTCGATTTCTCGCCCATGATAGAATCGTGCATACGTATCAATATCAATTATGACCCGTTGGCGCGCAGCCCGTTGTGGGAGAAGTTTTTGGACGATGTGATCCCGGTGAAGGACACACAGGATGCCTTGCAGGAGTTTGTGGGGTGTGCCTTTGTTGACAGGAAGAAGATCAAGATGGAGAAGATGTGTTACCTTCTCGGTTGTGGTAGTAACGGTAAGTCGGTGTTCTTTGACGCTGTTGTCAATGCCCTGGGGAAAGACAATGTGTCGTATATGGAGATGGCTGATCTGTCTGGTGACAAGTCTACGTGCGAGTACAATATAGCTATGATAAACGGCAAGCTGCTCAACTATGCTTCCGAGATGGGTGGGAAGGATGTGAGCGGTGGCAAGTATAAGAAGTTCATATCCGGTGAGCCTACTATGGCGCGCCTTCCGTTCGGTGAGCCTTTCCTTGCCGACATGATGCCGCCGTTTATGGCCAACCTTAACAAGATGCCTTCCGTTTCGGACCAGACTTACGGTCATTTCAGACGCTCCCTTGTCATTCCGTTCTATCGTGTGTTTAAGGAATCGGAACAGGACAGATCTCTTCCGTTGAAGCTGTCAAAGGAATCGGCAGCCATTATCAACTGGATAATAGAGGGCGCAAGACGGTTTGTGAAGAACAAGGGTGAGTTTACGAAAAGCTATACGATAGAATCCGTTACGGAGAATGCCAGACGTGATTCCAACAGTGTCCTGTCGTATCTTTACGATTCGGGGTATGATTCTTCGGGAGATATTGAGGAATCGGCTATCCGTGACCGTGACCTGTATGTGAAATACATATCATACTGCAATGACTGTGGTGTAAGACCTTACAGTAAGAGAAAGATGGTTGACATGATACGCCAGGAAGGCTATTCCGTCACTTCCGCGTGGGATGAGAACAGGAACAGGCTGTTTCAGGTCGTATTAAGACGGAAGTATAATCCTGACGAATACCTTCTGCAACAGGCTGATGATATAATGAAGGAGGATTTGCCGTTTTAATGGTGGTTTGTTTTGGTATATCATGAATAGAGGAAGTATAAAAAGTAAGTTGTATGCTTGGTTGTCTAGTATGACTATGAAGTATAATTGGCTTCAAGTGAAATTGGAGTACAAAGAAGATCGTGGAGTATTTTTAGTGTCATTTTCTCCCGTGAGCCAAATTGAACTTTCCGAAGAGTTTAACCGTGAAGCAATGCGGTTTGCAGACGAGATGAACGCTATTTATGGTAACGAAGCACCTCTTTCACCGATGAAGAAGCACTCTTTAAGCTATCAGATAATGCGCAGATTTAATATTGTTTAACCGTTATTGTTTTTACCATATTGCTTTAATATGTATTTTTGCTGAAAAATTTTATTGTGTATGGATAATAAAGAGATTGTTTTATTTGATAGAAGTATTCGTGTTACTTCTGATTGGTATGTATGTGTGTCTGATGCCCAGTGTGCGATAAATGAATCCCGTAACAGGGTTGGTTTGAAAAGGTATAATTTCAGCCAGTGGTTAAAGACGCTTTACGTAAGTGATATGGTTTGCAGTATTAATGAGAGCGGCAAGGATGCTTTCAAGGTTGAGTTTGACAATGATTCTGGTAAGATAGAGCAGTATTGTCATTTTGGTGTGTTTGTTAATATGATTTTGTCGGCAAGTCCTGTTAGTGGTGTGCTGGACAATGAGGATTGGTTTAATGATTACGTTTGTGATGTATATTCCATTGACGGTCATGTTTATGAACACGCCAAGATACTTGCCGTTGGCGGTTTGTGGCGTTATACGACAAAGAATGCCAGGTTCAGTGATGATATCCGTATGATGGATGATATCATGTATTCCGTTCCCGATGGTGACAAGGATGCCGTGTATAGCCTGTTCTTTGATTTGTTAGGTACGTTTTATTACAATTGGGAGTTTGCGTTGCGTTATGCGAAGAAACTTCTTTTAGGGGATGTGGAGGAATGATTATGAGGTGTTTTGTTCGTTTTGTCATGTTTCTCATATACGTTGACATTTTATTTGTTCTTCTTGTGTTTATGGTTCCTGCCGAAATGGTGTACCGATGGACGAGTGGACGTAAGCCTAGAGGATATGTTTCATGCCTTTCTGATTTTCTAGGATATCCTAATGATTATCGTTATACGTTTAGCGATTTCTTCAGGGATATAAAACAGGGATGGAGTAATTTTAAGTAGCATGGGTTCTATTGATTATGAATATATATTTGCCAGTCTTGATACTGTGCTTGGGCTTCCTTTAAGGCGTAGGGGTAAGCGGTGGACGTTGCCTGCCAGGATAAATCTGGAGAGCCATAGCAGGAAGGATAAGCTGGTTTTCTATATGAACAAGTCGGGCAGTATCACCGTTACCGAGCAGGGCGGTGATTCTGTCAACCTGTTTGACTTTCTCGTGTCTTATCTTCCCGGTTGCAGTAGTGCTTCTGATGCTTTTAGGATTCTGTCAAGCCCGGACGGTTGCAGGATGAGTTTGAAGGATTTCTACGAGAAGGAGTATGATTCTGGGAAGCAGGAATCAAGGTTTGTTGATGTGAAGTATGTTGACAGGCTTAGCGATGCCGGGCATTGGAAGGGTAATAACCTGTACGAGTACCTTTCAAGTGTTTTCGGTGTTGATTCCGTTAATGATGTGTTTTCAAGGTATAAGGTAGGATGTCTTGGAAGGGAATCCGCTGTGTTCTGGTATTCCGACAAGGATGGTAACGTGTGCCATGACAACAGGATAAGATATAGTGTGAACGGTCACAGGAAGAAGGAAACCCATGCTTTCAGGAAGTTTACTACGGGCGAAGGATTTACCCATCGTGGCTTTTTTAAGCCTTTTTTAGGGGATTATTGCAGCGATGCTATAACTTGCATGGTTGAATCGGAAAAAACCGCCATAATAGCTTCTATGGCTTTTGGTAACGGTTTTATATGGATAGCTTGTGGCGGAATGAACCAGCTTGGAAATAAATTGCCAAAAAATGTTATTTTATTCCCCGACTTTGATAATAAAGCTATATCTTTGTGGGGTGACAAAGGACGTGTGGCGAGATGGTGGGAACACCCTATCCTGTCTTTTGGATTGAAGCATAACGATGATATCGGAGATGCTGTTATTAATAATTTGAATAGTATTAACATTAAAGAATTTAGAGAATGGACATTGAAGTAGGAATTGATTTTAAGGAAAACCTTCTTTCCTTGCGTAATTATATCTCTTTGGGATTTCGTTGTGACGATATTGATTTTAAGAACGCGGCTATTGCTTCCATTGATAGAATGATGGAAGAAGTATTGGATGAGCATGATGTGAATTTCTTTGACGCATTGCAGAATGTTATTGACAACCTTGATGAGATTAATACAGTAGATGATGTTCACGGTATTTGCTGTGAATTTTATCATGTGATGGATGAGAACGAGCGTGTCATGCACCGTGAGTTCTTTGAAAAACTGAAAAAATATCGTGAAAGCAAGATTGAACGTATTGTTCCTTTGAAGGAAAAAGACTGCATTGTCATGGGTAATAAGTATGTTGAATTAGGTAGCGGCAAAGAGTGTGTCGTTGACAGTATTATCCACATGCTTAGTGAGAATGACCGAATGATTAAAGATGCTGTTTTGTATGTGGACCAACTAGGTCAGCGCATAGCGTGTTCTGCTGATGAATTTAGGAAAAAGTTTGGGGTGAGGAAATAAATCCTAGTAAAATATTTGATGATATAATTTTATTTAGTATATTTGCACTAAATTAAATTATGTTAATATGAAAACAAACGTTACAATGGTGTCTAATGACAGAAAATTATTTGGGGTAACTATTAGACAAGATACCAAAAATCAATTTTTATCTATAACTGATTTGCAGGAGGCATATACTAGGGCTAGAATTGAAAAAGGATGGAATGAGAAGAGGGTTGAAAATATATTATCTAACAATTCGTCTTCTGAGCGTATATATTATATCCTTAATAAACAGGGAATTATAAAAACAGGATTTACTGCTTTTATTGATGAGGTTAATAAAAGTTCCTTGGTTAAGGTTTTAAAGAAGTATGGTGTTTATAAGACTCTTGGTGCTCGTAACAATAGACATGTTTCCTGTAATCCTTATATTTGGGTTCTTATTGCTCTTGAACTTAACCCTGAAATATATGCTACTGTTATAATGTGGTTGACAGATAATTTGATTATTAATCGTATTGAAGCTGGTGATAGATATAATGATTTATGTCGTTCGGCATCTAAGTTTGATGATGTGGATTACCGTATCATAGCAAAAGGATTGAATTATATTGTTTTTGGTGTCCATGAAACAATGATAAGAAATACAGCTACTCAGGAACAATTAAAAGAATTGGATGATTTGCAAAAATCTTTATCGTTTGCTATAGATATGGGGTATATAAAATCTTTTTCTAATTTAATAGATGAAATGAGGAAAATTTATAAGAATAAGCATGCCTAAAGGAGAAATAAGGGTTAACGGTAAGGTGATGGGAAAGGATTACGGCAGGTATTTCTATTCTCCACGTGGTAATATGTGGGCTGTCACCTTGTGTACGTATGACTGTGATGATGGTCGTATGTTTGAAAAAATAGAGTTGTATAGAACGAAGGATCAGGCTAGGGAAGCTGCATTTCGGTTAAACACGGAGGAAAGAAATGGGTAAGACAGATGCAAGTGTAATAAAACTACCTGAGGGGTATTCATTGAAGAAGATTGATGAGCGCACTTATGAACTAGTCAAGATTGACGATTTCAAGAAAGGAGATTTCCTGTTTGCTAAAAGCAGGACAGGAGATTTAATAGATTATGTATTTATTAATACTGGTGGTTTGAAAGCTAATTTCTTATATAAGGACAAGAATGTTCTTATCTGTAATTTAGAGTTTAACTTTTCTAACAACTATGATATCTCAAAGGCTACTCTCGAACAGATTGCTGCCATGAGAAGGCTTTTATCCGAGAATAATTTTACTATTGTTGATGGTGAAGTTGTTCCCATTACAGATCCTGTTGTCGGCTTTGTTATTGTTAATGATGTGATTTATCCTGCAAGCAAGATTTACAGAAGCAGGGAATGCGCTATGTATGATTTAAAGAGAAAAGGAAATAAAAAATGAATCAAGTAAAATTTGTAAAATTAAGACGGGATGCAGTTCTTCCCGAAAAAAAAACTGATGGTGCTGCCGGGTATGATTTGTATGTTCCTGACAACACGTTGATAAGAAAAGGTCGTAATCTGATTAAACTTGGTATAGCCATTCAGATGCCATCAAATATGAAGGCTATTATCAAGCCGCGGAGTGGATTTTCCCTGAAAGGTATTATTGGCGTTGACGGGAAGTATCATGACGCAGATGTGTTGGATGGTGTTATTGATTGTGACTATACAGGTTGTATAGGTGTTATAGTGAAGAGTTTTGAGAAAGAGCCTTTCTATATTGCCGCAAAGGAGAGGATTGCTCAGCTTCTTTTCAGTAATTATATTGAGGTTGAATTTGTTGAGGTTGAAAGCCTTGATTCAACGGATAGGGGTGATGGAGGTTTTGGTCATACAAATAATGCAGGTAAATGAAAACAAAGAAAATAGGCAAAATTTACGATAAAGGCTACGATAGTGTATTGAACAAGTATTTTGTTCTTGCTATGTTTGTTGAGTTTGGTGAAACTAAGTATGATCGTATTTTCTTTTCTGATAAGAAGGATGCGGATAACATAAAAGTTGGTGATTTGTTATGATTGGAGTTATGTTGAATAGCAGGGTGAAAATTATAAACCGTGATAAATACATTTCACTTCACGGTGAAGATTCTGTAAGCAAGTCAAATGTATTCGGTGAATTTGTCACTGTTAAATACTGTTTTGAGAATGGTGAAAAGTTTCTTTGCGCGGATGACCAGGGTAAAGAATATATTCTTTTTTCGGATTGTATTGCTTATGTTGATCATGTTAAAGAGAGAAGCATCCTTGATGAAGCAAAGGATATCCGCAACAACAGCAGACAGTCTGACTATGGTGATGCAGTAGTCAATTTTGAAAATATTTCCAAGATGGCTTCTTTGATTACGGGAAAGGAATTATCTCCTTATGACTGTGTTGCTGTACAGATAGCTGTAAAACTATGCAGACAGGGATTCCATAAAAAGCGTGACAATATGGTTGACTTGGCTGGATACGCTGATATAATGCAATTGATTGTAGATAAGGAAAATGTGAGAAATGGGGAAAAATGCTGACAATGCTTTGATGTATCGGAGAGTTTTAGCGGCAAGCGGTCTTTCCGATACTGATGTTAACAGGAAAAGCAGAAAGCATGATATTGTGATGAACCGTGCTCTTGTGTGCTGTGTCATGCGTGATATGGGTTTAAGTATGTCTGAAATTTCTGATTTTCTATGTATTGACAGGAGTAGCATATACAATCTTTTAAAATATTCTTCTGAACTTGACGAGAAGGTAAGGGAGATAAAATCTAGGATGAAGGAGGAAAGATAATGGGTTTGAATAAAGGATGGGGTAAACTTCCCCTTAGTAACAATCTTCTTATTGACGATGAAAAACAGAAGAAGATTGATATAGCAAAGCATATTGATGATGCGAATGAGATGGAGTTATGGGCTGCGTCCGCTTATGTCATAGATACCAATCCTGTCTTGTTTTACAAGGCAACACACGTTATTGACGAGGGTATGTCAGAGCGTTCTTTGCTTATGAAAGCCAAGCAATGGGTTAATTCTCCAAGGATAACCCAGATTGTCAATTATGCCAAATCTTCCATGCTTGCTTCCGATTATGTGACACCATCCATGAGGCGTGTATTGGAAGGTGAGAATAAGGAAAAGACAAAGACTTTGATAAACAAGGATAACCTTGAATTTGAAGATGCGATAAGCCTTATAGAAAGTTTCCTAAAGCGTTCTGATATAGACACTGCTGATTTTAAGGATGTGAAAGGTGCGCTTGATATGCTTGCAAAGTTCAAAGGATGGCTTTCTGACGATGATGCTAGTGAGGATTTCTATGACAAGACCACCATAGCGTTTTTCCCATACGATTGCGACAAGTGTGTACGTGCCAAGGCAGGGTTATGCAACAAGTGTGTATATCATCGTGAATCAACAGGTGATCTTAGTGATGATGAACGTAAATGGATAAAGGAAAACGATACATGGAAAGGGTAGTCTATGTCGGTAAGGAAAACTACTAATTTAACGGTAAGAAATAAAGAAAGGGAAAGGCGTGTAAGGGAAATAGAGGAAGAGGGAGTATTTGATTATTACCATAAATTTACTCCTGTCCAGTTGTACAAGTACCTTTCACCTCTATGTAGTATTGATGCGTTACGGGTATTACGTTTGTGCGTATTATCCGCACAGAGGGGAGATAATATGATAACGTTGAAGTTTATAAGGAGGCAACTGAAATATAAGCCTAGGCGTTCTGTTTTTGATTCATTGATAAATGCCGGATTGATAATAGAACCAGTCCCTAATGTTTTTTCCTGTACGGTGAAGGTGAACGAGTATTCTCATATATTGAGCATGATGCGTATTGATGATAATGCTCCCGATGTCGTAGATGTGGATGATTTAAATTGTTACAAAGTTGTAGCAGAGGATAATATTAGTTACCGTGTCGTTAGCAAACGGGGGAGTGTTATAAAGAGTTTCACTGACAAGAGTGAAGCAAGTGATTATCTTGACGAACTGTATTTCCCTAAAGGTGAAGATGGTGACGTGGAAGCATTGTCGAAAGAGGAAGAGGAAGAATTAACCATTTAGTTAACTATTTTTAGTATTGTTTTCTGTGTTAGTTTATTTTTTAATATTACTTTTGTCGCATGAGATATTGCTATGATAAAGAACGGTATGATTATCTTGTCAACGAGATTTTTAAATGTGGCAAGATACTTAAAGAGAACACAACTAACGGTAAGGAAGTTAGTTGGAAGGTTTTCTGGATAAGAGTGGACGCTCACAAAAGAAGGCTGTCCGCAATGAGAGAATTGGATAAAATAAAAGAGGAAAAATATAAAAAATAAAAAAATGGATTTAGTATTAAATTGTAAAGTAAAGAAAGTAGGTCAGTTACAGACTGGTACAAGTAAGGCAGGTAATCCTTGGCAGAAGAGAAATTATCTCGTTGAGGAAATTGGTTCCATGTATTCCAAAGAGGTGTATTTCTATGTAATGGGAAACCTGTGTGATCTTCAATTGAAAGAGGGTGATACTATTACTGCCCATCTTGAAATCAGAGCAAGAGAATACCAGGGTAAATATTACAATGAAGTTGGGTGCTTTAAGATAGATATGCCGCAACCAGCACAAGCACCATCACCTGCACCTGTTCAGCCTGAAAGACGGGATGATTTGCCCTTTTAGTATTGCAATGCTATCCGAAATGTGTGGTTTTTGCCTGTATTGATTAAATTCTTGTTTTTGTTTGCGGATGGAGGTTTATCTTTTTTGCCATATTTCGGGTTTTCCTCCATCCGATTTTATTTATAGTTTAGAATGAAACGAATAAAGAGTGAATATCCTTTAGCTGATATATTTAATTTTGTGTTGGGTAAGTTATCCGTTTTGGAATCTATTTCTAAGCCTGTAACTTTCTCTTCCCGTGATAATGCTTTACCTGCATTGTATTATGATGTTGTTTTGTATGGAAAATATATTAATGATACAATGTCTAAACTTACAGGATGGATTGATGTTATCAATGAATACAAGTCTGTTGGCTATGATCATTCTAGGTTTGTTGAAATAAAGACAAACGAGTATAAAGAAACATGGCCTTTTGATTCGGAAGATGATATCCCATATTTTTCTTTTAAAAGTTGTTTGGTGTGTGAAGATTATAGGGATATCGTATTGGATTGCTCTGATGATGATATTACAAGCATGATGAGTGCAGTTAGTCTTTTTAGTAGTTTTGATATCTGTGAGTTCTTCAAAATTCCTTCATACAAAATTGAGGAAGATGGAACTATACATGAAAGAACTTTTGCAGACAAGGAGATGGATAAGGCTTCAAATAGTGTGATGATTGATGATGTTCGTTCTACTATGATTCATGTTAACAGGAAGATTCATTCTTTGGTTGACTACATAAAAAGCATTGACGAGGATAAATTTGATGAGAGCGTTGTGACAAAGATAGAAAGGGATGTATTTGAAATACTTTATTTGAAATTCGGAAACAATTAAATCATAATATTAATTATCTTTGTGGTGATTTTGGCACCGTTGAAGATCCTTAAAACAACATTTGTCTTATGGACTGTTGTTTGTATTTTAATTCTTTTCATAATTTAAAAGGGATAGGGGTGGTATAGTCCTTTCCATTTATGCTATTCCACCCCTTATTTACTAAACGTATGAGAAAAAAAGAGCTTCTTAAAAAGTTGAGAGAGTATCAGTCTTGGCGGAAAGGTGCTGATATCCCTATGATGTCACCATCCGAAGTAACTAGGATGATTGATTCCGCAATAACAGTGATAGAAAAGTCTGATACAAGCAAGGCGAATGCTGTGCTGCTCAAAAAAGAAGTGATAGACAAACTTCACATCACTGTTGGTGCTATAATTTTGGACGGATATGACGAGTTTGATTCCTGTGTAAAATATGTTAATGATTTAATACGTGAGTTAGATGAAGATTAATTTGTTTGTAAACGGAAATTTGGTGTGCGACCGAAGCGAAGCGAGGGAGCACAGGGGCAGTCTAGCTGCACAGGGGCAGTCTAGCTGCACAGGGGCAGTCTAGCTGCACAGGGGCAGTCGAAGTTATAACACTATGTGGTGAGGAGCTTCCTAGTGATTATGACATTTCTGATGCTGTTATAATTGATGGCGATATTCATTGTCGTAGTATCAGTTGTAATGGCGTTGTTGTTTGTAAAGGTTCTTATACCGTTATAGAGGAAGGGGGTGATTATGGGTCACTCTAACGGTAAAATCACCGCACCTGTCGGATTGGATAGTGATGTATATCCTACCCTTGGTATCGGTCCTACTAGTGATGGTTATGATTTAGGGTATGCTTGTCTTAGCGAAAAAATTAATATGTGGAGTTATATAAAACCCAAAGAAGCGTCTAGCCCTTCATTTGACAATGCTAGTTTACCTGGTATAATTTATGATTCTGTAAATAAGAAATTAGTATATGATAGACCTAAAACATGGGCCAGGCTTACTGATTTTGATGGATACGATCATGGGGCTAAACCTCTTACAATAGATAAAGATATTCTAACTAATCCTGTAGATGCTACAAAAACAACGTTTGTACTTACAATTTCACCATATTGGGCTGATTCTAGGTATAATTGGGGTAAAATACTTGGGGGATTTACTTGGTCTAATATGAAGATAAAGGTGGAAGTATATAATCAATTAAAGAAGTTGGTGGATTCTGGAGTTTTCGTTGTAAGTAGTATTGATAGTACAGGAAAAATTTCAATTACCCTTAATCGCAATAATCTCATATCTATGGGGGATACATATATTTATATTAAGGGTTATTTTTGTGATTACAGTGGAAATGTATTATGCTTAATCCCTACTACATCTGACGGATTTATTCGTAAGCCTATAGTGGTTACACAAAGTCTTTCTATTACACTTGGAGATACAACAGCCAACGCTTCTGGATTCTCTGTTTACGGACAGTTGACAAATGGCTCTACTTCTTCTAAATGCAGATTGAACATTACAAATAACACTTCTAGTGATTACGTTGCTTCATCCGGCAGACCATACGCTAGATATAGATGGAGGGCGAAAGATGGATCTTATACAGGTCAATGGTCAGGTAATATATTGATGCCTTCGTGCACAAATATTCCTAAATCATTTACTCGTAATGATGTGGTTGATGCTGGAAATCCCCCGTCTTATGGCAATGTTACTCAATGGTATGTTGATTATCAAGTTATTATGTATTAAACACCGGATATAATATACACAAGCAATGGGCATGGAACGGCAGCTTAGGTCTGTCTGTGTGTATTCTGTATTGCTCATCAATGCAGAACTGACATGGGTTCTTAGATGTTACTGCTGTTCTCCATCCCTTGAAATTTGGAATGTTTTTCCATGAGTTGTAATTTGCTTCATTGAAAATACCTAAAATCATCTGCTGTTCTATAACATACAACTGGCTTATACCGTTTGTAGCATATCCTCTACCATAGTGTTTCTGTTTGCTTGGCGGAATAAATGATACGTTGTATGGTGATGATATGTTATTCCATATCTTTTTTTGAACCTCATCTGTTATTTTCTCTATATTGTTCGTTTTTATGGACAGTAATGTATTGGCAAGATACACTTCAACAACAGCTCGGAATCTGTTTGTATTTGTGTTTATTCTCTGCTTTGTCGTTTCTCCACCGTATGTTCTTTCCATATATTCCTTAATGCCGTTGTCCGTCATTGAAATATACTCCCATCCAAGATCATCGTTTAGTTCTAGTGACAGTTTATTGCTTTCCAGTACATATTGGTATATGTCGTTATATATATCCTCACGGAACTTTTTGGTCAGTTCCATCACTTTTTCTTTTTGGATATCCGATAGTTTTGATATTGACTTGAACGATTTAGCCCCTGCCAAAAGGAATATGGCTAGAAGGTCTTTAGAGAACTTCTCCGCACGTTCTTTGGTTGACGATTTGATACCGTTCGCAAGTCTTTTTACTTGGAAGTAATAGTCTGCAATCTTAGATATTTCTTCTTTGTTGATCATTGGCTTCTACTCTTTCTGTTATACCGTTTGCTACCATGTTTATCATCAAACTCTTGAAATCGCTTTGACTGTACACCTTTTGTCCAATTGATGCTAGAGTTTGAAAGATTACAATTTGATTCTCATACAAAACCTTTTGGTTCTGTATGATAGCGTCAAGTTTCGATAATATTTCTCTTTCGTTGTCCATAGTGCAAAGGTATGTATTAGACTTCAATTTACCATACAAATTGTTTTATTTCATTGGGTGTCATTGTATGTTTATATGTAATGTAACAAAAAAAAGGCAACAGTAAAGATTCACATCTGTCTGCTGCCAAAGTAAAAACATCGTAATGGTTTCATTTAGATAGTGCAAAGTAACAGAAAATATGGTATGGTATTAATGTACATTTTCACACACATTTTAGAACGTTAATCCGTTCGGGGCGATACCAACGCCCACTATCGGCTATCATAAATGAATTACCGAATACTTTATAATGGTGTTCATTTGTTCCTTAATGCCCATCTAAATATCAACTAGCCTAATTATTACATTGCAAATATAATACTTTTTTGTATATTTGCAATGTATAACTAAACAAAATATCATGGAACTATTAGTAGAAAGAAAATGGTGTAAGCCTGATTATACTATAGGACGTTTGTATATTGATGGTGAGTTTTTCAGTAATACGCTTGAAGATCGAATCGTTGACGTGAATAAGAACGGAGTGTTTGATGGAAACGAGAAGAAGGTTTATGGAGAATCTGCCATACCTTATGGAAGATACCAGGTTATATACAACTGGTCACCAAAATTCGGACGTAATATGCCAAGACTATTGAATGTGCCTCATTTTGAGGGTATTCTTTTTCACTCTGGGAATACAGCAAAGGATTCTGCCGGGTGTATCCTTGTAGGTAACAATACATCAAAAGGCAGACTTACCGAATCACGCTATACTTCTGACAAGTTGAACAAATTGATTGACGATGCGATAAAGCGTGGCGAACAGGTTTGGGTTACGATAAAGTAGTGTGTCGTCTCATCAACCATGTGTTGAAGGAGTTACGGGAGCGATGTTTTTGTCGCTCCTTGCTTTTATAAAATGGAGATATGAAAGAATTAACCAGTTTAGATTACTGTAAATTGATAGCGTGGCTTATATATCATAAGTATAATGTCATTTTGAATAAAATCCAGATGCAAAATATTTTATTCATATGCTATGAACAATATTTAGTTAGTCATAATTCCCCATTGTTTAATGATGATGTTCCTAAAGAATGTCTTTTTGGTCATGTTTTCCCTAGATCTTATAAAAGATATTCATATAGAGTTATAGAAGAACTAACTGTATCAGAAAAAGAACGTTTTTTGAAAGATAAAGATACGCTTAGAATGATTACAAGAGTAGTTGAGTATTATCATGATTGTTTTTTCCCGTTGTTAATTCCTTCTGAAAAAGAAAATATGCTATGGAAACTTTCTAATTTCTTCTGTAAATTGAACAAAGAGGGTTGGGATGGTTGCAATACTTTTCCCATAGAACGAGATTCATACTTAAATGCCCGTAAAATAGTAATAAATACTCCTGATTCAATCCTTCGGTTGTGGAATGTGTTTCCATCACCTAACGGCACTATTTCCTTTGAGTTCAAAGAACGAAAGATTGCGACAATGAGTGTCGGAAACAAAGACTTCTCGTATGTTGCCATGAAAGAATCAGGGGATTGTATAATGGAACATAGGGATTTTAATATAGATAAAGCGGTTGATGCTCTCATTGTTATGAGCAACCTATTTGGCTATTTTACTTAGACTTTTAATGTTGTACAATTATTTCGTTTCATTTCCATACTTAGCGCAAAAATACACCTGTATTACTTTTTCGTCTATGTATTGATAAACTGTGGTTACATCCCACGGACCATTTTCAATATGCGTTCTTTTGTTTAAGGTAAACGGGTTCACTTTCGCTAATGGGATAAATCTGTCTAAGAAGTCACATAGTTCTTTATCTTTTTCTATTTTTACAATATCATCATTAGTTTCTCCCGAAATGGATGTTATAGGACCTGCTCCATATTTTTTGAAACAATCATACGTATTTTTTTCTACTGGACCCCATTGCCATGCCAAAAATGAATCTTTGATTAATGGTTCATGCCTTATTGCATAAGAAAATCCATGAGCAAAGTAAATCATGTTCAGAATAGACATATTTGTCACGGGTATGTTTTGCTCTATGCACTTTTTTACGAAATAGTCTGCAATAGATAATCCTTTGTATTTTTGGTGGTATTCCATAGCTGTTTTTCCAAATTAAATGATATAAATTTTGATACAATTAATACCATAACGATTTGTAATGGTGTTCACTTGTTCCTTAATACCCTTTTTAATTATGGCGAAATCGCCATAATTAAAAAGGGTAGGTATTAGGCAAGGGTATTACTTCCGTAACACCCTTGTTTTTCACATTAATCCAAGCGCCATTCCTACTGCTCCCCAGAATACATCTCTCCATTCGGGCACTCCTTGTCTAAGCCACTTATCGTATATTATTTCTTTTCCCACAAGAATAAACAAGGTTAGTGCTATTGCTGTCCATGCGGAGAAAAACCATTGCGCCATGCTTACTACAAGTATTCCTGCAATGAGGTGCTCCATTCCGTCAACTCTCAAATTGTTAAGGCAAATATAGTCTAATGCCCTTCTTATTTTTCTTAGTAAGTTTGTAAATTTTCCCATAGTTTAGCTGTTATCGTTGTTATCGTTGTTATCGTTGTTTTCATTGTTTTCTTCTATCACCCTAGCTTCCATATCGTTTAATCTTCTGTCTTGTTCGTCCATTCTATCATCTTCATTATTTGCAGCGAAATCGCATTCCTCTCTTGCTGTCTGCAATGATATTATTCGGGCGTTTACAAGCTGAACGATTGTGTTGTTCCATTCAGAGAAATCTATGTACGAGTATGGCTCTATGGTAGCGTTTATTCTTAGAGCGTTATAACCTGTTGCGTCACCTTCCATTACTCCTACATAGTATTTGAATATATTGGCCATGTCATTTATGGCTGTATTCATCATTTGTGCATCACTTCTCGCCCATTCCATTTCCGGCTCGTAATACATTGCCGTTGTTCCAGTAGGTCTGTCACCTGATGATGATTGCATTGGCGGAACAACACCGCTTCCGTCAAGTATCCCGTTGTATATGTTATCTATTTCGGTGAACAGTGAGTTTGAAGCGTCCATCTTACCCATGAACTGTGCATCATCTTCTGCTCCTACACGTAAAATGGAAGTTCCTCCCAATCCGTTTCTTTGAATGTTTATTCTTCCGTTAGTCTTGATAAGTAGCATTTGGAATGCCTGTCGTGTGTTGTATTCTCCTATCATTGACATTAAGAACTCGAAATCGTCTATCAAGTCCTGTACTGCCCCCCAAAATGGAAGTTCAAGCCGTAGATATACCACAGGTATAAATCCAAGGTTATGGAATTGATGCAGTTGTATGATATTTCCGTTTTCGTCAATATCCGTTGCTATATCTCCGTTGGAATCAAGCGTGTAAAACTCATCTTTAGTCCATACATCGACAAGTGTGTCTGTATGTTCTTCTCCGTCAGCCGATATGTATGTGGTTGTATATTCCCTTGCGAAAGCTATTCTTTCCCCTCTTCTGTTTTTATGTTCATACAGTATATCTCCTTTTGAGTAGCTGAAAGACCTGTATTTTATCTCGTCCTTATCCTTATATATATATATGGCAGCATCTCCTACCTTTCCGGCTTCGCTTATAAGTTCAAACTTGGCTGTTTCCATGAGAGAATCAGTCCAGTATTCCTTGTATGTTGTCAGCTTATCCCTGTTCTGCTGGTTTGACGCGCTTTTCTTTATCTGAAATTTAAGAGGATTGGTACACAGGTGTGATACCCTTTTCTTGTGTATCATCCTTTGAAGAGGAAATGCTCGTCTTTGCAGTACATAGGGAGTTGATGCCAATTTCTTTTTTCTTTTCTGATCACCTACATTCGCGCTTTCATCATCCGATGATGTGGCATCCTCGTCTGACGGGATACTGTCTTTCCAGTCGGGTCTGTTGTGTATATAATGCCCTGATGTATCCCATTGCGCTAGGAAATCATCTTGTGACATATATTTGTATATCAAAGTGGAGCGTCTTGGCTTTTTCTTTGTTCCTCCACCTCTCCCATCGTCACATCTTGACGGAAGTGCCACTTTGAACGGTTCTTTTCGTAATAAAACGTCTAATTTTAAAATTTCCATAGGTAATTATAAATATTTTAATTCATCCATTATATCGTTAGGTATGTCAATCATTACATCGCATATATCAAAATATGTCCTGTATAAAAATGTTCCTTCTATCAAGTCGGGTGAGCATCCTACAATCTTTTTTGCTTCCTGCTTTTTCAGAAGTCTTAGTTTCCCGTTTTCCCTTTCCACGTCACGTCTTATTGCTCTTCTCTGGTCCATCAACGCTTCCCGTATTGTTTTGTTTACATACGGTTTGTCGAGAAGTTCCGGGTTTATACTGAATCCGCAATATCCTAGGTTTGTTCCTTTTATACGTGTTACCATTTCATCGGCAAGCTGTGCCCTTAGATCGAAATAGAATCTTACAGGTTGATCATCCTTGCTTTTGTCTAGTCTTTTCGGAACACCTCTAAGTATTGCCAGGCTTTCGGGAAATGCGTCACGGAATGTAGGTGCTCCAAGACCGTCAAATGCCAGTCTGTTTTCACCGATTCCCCATTTCCGTAGATTGTTTCTTACCCATCGGTTCAAATCCCTAGGCTTTAATGTGTTTGACCATTCAAGGTCTTGTAAGTGGTGTCCTATGAAGTGCCCCATTACACAAACGTCACCAAGACCGTATGCTATATCTAGTGTCGCACATTCAAAGTAATCGTCAAATACGGGCTGTGATGAGAACATTTCCTCCATTTCGTCACGGGTTATCCACTCGTTTCCCCCTTTTATCAGCTTCCATGAACCTAATGCGTTTATGGATACTTCCTGTGCTGTTCCTCCAAGGTTTTTCTGATAGTCGGGATTGGAAGCCATAAGTATCTTGTTATCTTCCAGCCCGGAAGCTATAAAGGTTATGCTCTTGATGTATCTTTTACAGTTTGTTTCGTCAATTTTGGTATTTTTACCGAATCTTGCGATGATATAATCTTTTGCCTGAGCAAATACTTCTTGTGGGCTGTCACCCCATGCTGTTTCATGTATAGTATCTCCATATTGAAAGAAATATCTTACTTTACCTGAACGTTCTGGTATAGCTATCCCATCATCATCTACCCACCATGATACCAATTCTCTCCAATAGTCACTATACGGGTTTGGATTACAAGCTCCTGAGAAACTTGTCCTAAGTCCAGAGGAGGAACGCAATACTGTTTGAAGATAGTTTACAATCGGTTCTGTAGCCTGTGAGCATTCGTCTACAACTACTTTAACAACATTACCTCCTTGTTGTCTATCTTTAAAATCATTTATACCCTTTTCTCCTGATATGCATGCATCTCCGAAATAATCGTATCGTATTTCTCCACCTGCATCCAATCTTGAAAGACGTTTAGAGTCTATATATTCTCCATAAGGTTCAACCATTTTTGAAACCACTTTCAAGATACCATCCGCTTTTTCTGCGGATGTCTTGTCTTTACGGAAAACAAGTGCGGAAAATGACGGGTGGTTGCATGAACTCAGTATATCCATCCCAAGGCATACGGATTTTCCTCCCCCACGATTCCCGTGAAGTATCTTTATCCCTGCCCTGTTTCTTAGAAATGCCTCCTGTGAACCTTTCTGTGGGGCAAGCATATTTACCTTGTATCCCTTGCTTCTTCTGTCCTCTATATATCTTTGGACGAAATCAAGGCTTTTATATGGTATGATTCCCCTTTTGCCATATCGTTTCAGCGATTTGACAACATCCTTAGTCTTTAATCCTCGGTATTTTAAATCAATTTCTTCCATTGCAGTATAATGATTTGCAAATATAATATTTTTTTAAATATTTTTTTGCTTATACACATTTTTTAACTACATTTGCATCGGTAAGAGGTACTTACTGTGCGCAAAGGTCTTGTGCATGAATCACATAAAAAATAAATAGTATATGGATGAAAATGTAAAAGTCATTTTTGAAGGTATCAAGAATGCGTTGGGAGAAAGTATCTCCGTTATTACAGATCGTACAATCGAACAGACAATTAATGAGTTCTCAGCGTTCGCACCGCAGGAAAATGCGGAAAAGTTCTGGAATGAAAGTGTTGTGAATCATTTAAAGAACACAGTGGCAGGTCAGGTAAGAGCGTTTGCGTCTGATAAGCGCAAAGAGTGGGATACAATCAAGGAACAGGAAATATCCAACTTGAAAAAGGAATGGGAAAAATCACATCCTGCACCACGACCTACACCAGCACCTCAGCCACAACCGACACCAACACCAACACCAACACCAGCACCCGAACCAAAACCGTTTGAGTTGCCCGATGATGTTAAGGCTAAACTTGAAGAGTTTGAAAAGTTCAAGAAAGAGTTTGAAGCTAAAGAGCAGGAGGAAAAGCAGAAGCAGATTGTAACTGAAAAGCGCAAGAAGCTGTCTGATTTGATTAAACGCCCAGAAGCAGGTATGCCTAACGAGTTGTTGCGCAACATCATTTTTGAGAACATTCAGATTTCGCCCGAAGAGGAAGATACAAGCATTCTTCTGAAAATACAGGGAAAGTACAATGAAACGTGTACTAAATACACAAAGGATGGCATTAATCCTTTCATCTCTGACAAGGGTGGTTCTAGCGATGTAAAGTCATTCATAGATAGAAAGAGAGAAGAAGATAAGGCTAACAAGGAAAACAACATTGTCAGCCGATATTACAGTAAAATTAACAAATAGTTTTTTTAATTATGAAAGCAGGAGTTCTTGCAACAAGTTATAGTAAGATTGGTGGCGCAAGACATATCTTTTCTAATGATACGTCTTTGCACGTACTGTTGGTAGGATGTAACGTTTCAGTAGAACGTATGCCTACAGTTGGGAACAAACTTCCGGCTGGTACCATGATTAAATGTGATTCCTCAAAGCAGAATGGCGGTGACATTCACTATTCATTCAGAATGTACGAGAAATCGGATTCTGGTGCTACGGTAAAAGTTGAAAAAATCATGGGTAATACAGTTGCCAAGGTTGGCATGGTTGTCGGTAAAGCACCTACTACTGCCGCAGGTACTACAACTGGTTATACCATTAACGCTATTGATTCGTCTCATGACGAATATGACATCCTTAGATTGTCCGCGGATGCAGGTAAATTGGAATTGACCGATATTTTGGTTGAAGTTACACAGGCTGGTGATAGCGCAAAATTCAAGGTTATTCCTAATGCTATCCTGCCTTATGATGTTGACACCATTCCCGGTGCCACTCTCTATCCTTTCAACGGTGCATGGATGGTGACAAGTGAGATTTTGGAAAAACGCATTCCGCCCGTAGCTTCGGCAATCAAAAAGGCGATGAAGGATGATGAATCATATCCTTGCGTTTTCCGTTACACATTGTATAACTAATTAAATTTTTTCGTTTTATGCAAAGATCGACATTTAGTTTCTATGATTGGCATTTCTCTGGGGAGATGCAGGAACTTATGGATTATGCCAATCAGAAATTTGATAACGAAAACTGGAGAAGCTACGGAGATTGGGATGTTCCTCAGATGAGTAAATCATGGAATGTCATGGTTGACGAATACACACAGGCTACCCGTCCTGTAATGCTGGCTCCTTTGGCTGAAAAGCCTATTATGGACACTACTGGATTTGAATGGTATTCGGGCCGTATTCCGAAGATGGGTCACGCCATTCAGTTTATGGAAACCGATATTCAGGAGTTCTATGAACTTGACATTCCGCAAGGTGCATTGCTTGACAAGATCCGTGAGAAGTGGTTCACAAAGATGGAAGCGTGTATCCAAGGCTTCCATACCGAGTTGAACTGTATGACTTATCAGGCTCTTTCTACAGGTATGCTTAACTATACAGCCAGTGGTACTAACTCAATTCCTGTTCAGATCGACTATCGTGTTCCTGCAAAACATAAGTTGAAAGCGTTAAAACAGAAATGGTTTAGCGATACAGACTGGACACCGAACGAGAACGCTGATCCTATTAAAGACCTTCAAAGAATGTGCAAGATTGCCGACAATGACAGTGTGCCATACGATCATTTTGAAATGTCAAAGGATTTGTATGATAATTTCTTGATGCACCCGAAAGTGACAGCAGCAGTACAGGCACGTCTTGTTCCTGCCGCAGCATCTACTACAATCTATCCTATGAACAATCAGGAAATTGTTGATGTGCTGATGAAGGTATTCTCTATTCCTGTAATTATTCCTGTTGATGAGAAATCAAAATGGAACAAACTCGGTGTGATTGAGGAAGCCAAACCGTCTTTTGAGAAAAACACTGTTGTTCTTGTTCAGAGCGGTCAGTTCTTCCGTATCAAGAACTCACCGTCAATGTATTTGCAGGATACCAACCCGGCTGTACAGATTTCCTCTTTGGAAGGCGGACGTATCGCATTTTTGCATCAGTATTCTTCTGAACCGTATGCAGAAAAGAGTTCAGGTGAATTGTGGGCGTGTCCTGTGATGAAGAATCCTAACAACCTTATCATCATGAAGGTTGACGAACAGTCAAATACAGGATTGTAAAAAGTTGAACCATGAAAGTCATTATTGATATAAATGGAGAAGGCACAGCAAAGGGCGCAGGGGAGTATTTCATTGGAGATACTCTCACGCTCCAAGCTATTCCCGAAGAAAGTGTGGAGTTCGGATATTGGCTTATTGCTGACAATGAAACATTGAAGCCGGAAGATAGGCTGAAAGTTTCAGATAATCCGTACACTATTCAGGTTACACCTCAGATAACAGCAAAGGGTAACATGAAGGTGGAAGCATATTTTTATATGTCTATGCGTGAATATCTGAAAGCACAGATTGACTATGAGTTGAAAAACACATCGTATATCAGTGTTGCCCAGAAATGGGGATTCCGTTTGTCTGATGACAGCCGTGAAACGTCTGAAATGAAGAAGGATCTGGCTTATGCCGATTTGTTGCTCATTGTTTGTACTGCTCCTTCAACCATACAGGGAAAGACGAAAAAGGCAGGTAATTGGTCAATTACTGACACAAGCAAGACTATTTCTATCAATGACAAGAAAAGATTGGAGCAACGCGCAAAGGATTTATACGCCAAATGGGGTTTGAATTTGGATGTTGGAACAGATGTTGAAATAACTAGATTAAGATGGTAGTATGGGAAAGAGTATTTTAGGTGAGGATATGTTTCCTGATATGGTTAGAATTTACCAGAACAAGAACAGTTCGGATAAATATCAGACTACCCCATATTGGGAGATGATATACGAAGGAAGGGCAAACATACAGGAAAAGGACACAGGTTCGGAAACGAATGATGTTGACAAATCCGAATATGCCGCCTACCTAGAAGATAACGATGTAACCATACCTTCCGGGTGTCTGTTGGATTGGCAGAATTTCAACCATCCGTTTTCGGACAACAGCAATAGTTGGCGTGAGATAAAGAAACCTCCATTTAACAATATGGAATTTGGTACGGTGATATACTTTAACCAAATAGAAAACTAGAATACTATGACAATCAATTGGACGGAAATAATACTTGCTTTGTTGGGTACAAATGGCATAACCCTTCTAACTTCAATGTTAATGTTTAAGCAGAAGAAGGAAAAGATGGAAACTGAAATTGATTCTTCTACCTTGGACAATCTTGAAAAGGGGTTTGCTATTCAGGGTGCTCAGTTGAAGAAGGCGCAAGAGGAAATTTTTAGTTATCAGCAATCTCTCCACGATGCTTATCAGAAGATACAGGAGCTTTACAATGAACTGAATGATATTAAAACAGAACTGAAATGCGCTAAAGATGATCGAGATTTGCTAAAAAAGCAGATTGAGAAACTGAGTAAACCAGTAACAAGAAAAACAAGTACAAAAAATGCAGGCAAATAACAACGATAAAGTATTGAAAGAGTTTGGTAGTAATGTCCAGCTTGCCTTGGATGCTTCTATCATGCAGTTCATGGAAGATATCGCCACGAATATCATGGATGATATAAAAGACTTGGAGGGCTTTACCAACCAAACTTTCAATCTTGAAGATAGTTATGGATGTGGCATTTACAAAGATGGGGTCCTAAAGAAGATTGTGTGGGCAAATGCAACGAAAGTTGCAAATGAGCCTAGGAAACGTAACAATGTCGAGTATTGGGGGCGTGAACTTGCCGAAGATTTCTTCAACAGTTATAAATCCGATGGTTCTGAAAAATATGAACTGGTTGTCGCTGCTGTCATGTATTATGCCAAGTATGTTGAGAACTATCACCTGTTGAACGTTCTTTCAGATTCTTGGATTAAGACAAAGACAGATTTAAAAGGGGGTAAATATACTGTGGTTTTTAAGAAAATTGCAGCTAATATGTTAAACAAATATTTTAAGTGAAGTTATGGGCTACTTTAATCCTTCAACAATAAATACCACCTTGTACAATATTGTATTGGACAAGAAGATTGCTGACGATGTATATAAGGTGCAGCGTCCTGCAAGTGTTGATGATAAGGTAACTAGTTTTATTGTCGTAAACAACAATACAAGAATTGTCAGCAATACCGAGAGCGGCCCTTACGGTCACTTCGGGAAAGGCGAAACAATGGCTACGGTTACTCTGTTTGTAAGGGCATTGCCCGGGAACGTATATCCGTCTGTCATGGATGCGTTGAGTGAGAAAATGGTAGAACTGTTCCCGCAAAAGACTGTGCAGCTTCATTTCGAGATATTTAATGTTTTACCACCAATGTTTGACGGGGTTGGGTTCTATTATATGTCCGTCCTGTTGAATGTTGATATTTCAAAGGATTAGCTGCATGAAAAACGTGAGAAAAAACAGTGGAGGCGCATCGGTAGATACGCTCTCAACAATTAACAATAACTTTTTAAATACAGAAAATAGAATGGCACGAGTAAATTTAGACACCAGCCCTGCTTACTTGAACGGGCAGTCGGCTGCTTTGACATTTGATGCGATTGAGATTACCGATGAAACTCAATATTCAAGTTTTAAGAATCCGAAGATTCTTCCCAATATTGAATCTGGTACTACGGAATCCGCTGGTACTGACGCTGACACTTCTGAAACAAAGAACGAGCAGGGTGCTACCGTATTCCAGAATATCACACCGGGTACTATGGCATTTACCTTTACAGGTATGTCCACTTCAAAAGCCGCTTTCGCTTTCTTTACGCAAGGAAATGAAGCAAATGCTGAGTTGGAATTAAGTAGTTTAACTGATACTGTTGATGCTTTCGGTAAGGGAACTTCTCAGAAACTGAAAGCGTTTGGTGCAAGCTCATTCAAGCAGTTTGTACGTCCTATCGGTATTATCAACGGTACTGGTGACCGTATGATCTTCTTCCCGAAGGCATCATGGGCTGTCAGCTTCACAGGTGCTCCAAGTAACGCTGGATATCTTGGATTCTCCGTTACTGTGACAGCATTGGAAGTTAACACTCAGTATTTGAAAACCATGATGGTTCTCGAACTTGACAATTCGGGAGTGGGTGCTTGATGTAGACGGGTGATGAATTATTAGCCGGGCGTTTTCGTCCGGCTTTTATTGTTTTTTAACTGATTGTGTTTGATTTTTATTAACCTTTGTTGTATTTTTGCTGTAAAGATTAACACCATGACAGATAAAGAATTGTCTGATAAATTAAAGCTAAAAGCTATAAGCCTTGGACTGTGTGAGGAATGGACAAATGGATGGGGAAACCCGGACAAATATGAATTATGCGAGAAATATATCAGAGGCATTGACTTCTGCCTATTTAACAGGTTCCCGTCAAATGAAATAATCAAGAAGGAGTTTGCTGGTGTTAGGGAGAAGTTTAATATCTTTGTTGATGATACCAATCTTTTCATAAGCAATCCTAAATGGTCTATTTTTAATGGTTCGTGTGATTGTGTTGTCACATTCAACGATTTCGGTATAGGAGAAATGTATGTCAAGGATAATAGCCATGTTAGCCTTGTTGCGCTTGACAACAGCATAGTACACGTTTCTTTGATTGACGATGCCAAACTTGATATTGTATCGTCTAAATATACCAAGGTGTTCGTTTATACAAATACGCCAAAGAACATATCGAAGGTAGATGTGAAAGGAAAATTAATGATTAAACCGTTCAAGTTAGTTTAAAAATGGGAATATTCAACTGGAAACAACCTGACTTAGATGATCAGATAAAGATGCAGAAGTTTGCCACTCATAAATACAAAGAGGTTATGGTTGGCAATAAGAAATTCAAGGTGCGTGGTCTTAGACTGGGTGCATATGACTATATTGTGGATAAGCTGCTGATACGTGATATTATCAATCCAGATACAGCAAAAAAGGAAATGATTGCAATTATGAAAAATGACGCATCTATTCCGTACAAAGTTGCAGCGGCAGGAGTATTGAATAACTATTGGTTTTTTGAGATAATTCCTTTTGCAAGACGTATATACGCTTGGTGGTTAAGCAGGCACTATGACCATAAGGAACTAACTCCGTTGATAGAAGCCATCGTGGAGGGGGCTAATGTAAGTGATTTTTTTACAAATACAATCCGTTTAGCGTTCTTGATAGATACGACAGCGACATTAAGCAAGAAGGATGCCATGAAATTATCTCTCGATGCAAAATCGGCTCACGAGGATCTATCCAAAAAGATTTCCCCCAATTCAGAGGAGATTTAAGACTATTCGGAGGATTGATGATAATCAAGGACTGGGCTTTGCTATGGAAATATTCATGGAGTTATATACAGGCAGTAATAATGGACCAACCTAAACTTGATTATCATTTTGAAGAGAAAGTTAAGTTGTATAAGGCTTCTCTTACAGAAGATTTATATGAGGAAGCTAACAAGGATGCAAGTGGCTTTATATATAGATTCAAAGAATCTAAACCTAAAGAAGAGCATCCCGATATATTACTAAAAGACATTTTGCGATGATAACAAAATACGATCCTAAAATATATCCCCTTAAACTGTATGTTGCAGTGGGGGATGATCAATGGGGAAAAATATATAGAAAATTCACCAAACATAATCATGACCCGATAGATATATCTAAAGATAAAATTGAGGGCTGTAATGCCATGACTATTTTTGTAAGGGAAAAAAGTACAAACAATTTAGGTGTACTTATTTGGTTATCCAACGATGGTATAGGGGTGAGAACTGTTGCTCATGAATCTTCTCATTATGTTTGTAATGTATTTGGGTATTGTGATATTTCTATGGGATATGAAAATGGGCAGGATGAGCACTTTGCATACCTTTTAGGTTGGTGTGTTGAGTGTGTAATGGATAGTGTTGCGAAATATTTAAAAAAACAATAAACATTAACTACCCACAGTCTAAATACCTGTAGATGTTGATTAGACTAAGCACTTCGGGTGCTACGTTAGGAGAGAATATATAGTTACCAAGGGGTGTTTGCTCAAGCTCCTTGCTCTAAGGTCAGTGATTAAACAATTCTGTGGGGTAGGAACAGTGTTACTGACATATAAAACCTCTCCATAACATTGTCGATGAGCATTTAACGGAGAAATCCGACTTATAGTAAAAATGGTTTACGTAATTAACAAACAAGGACAAGCACTTATGCCAACCGAAAGGTTTGGTAAGGTGAGAAGGCTGTTAAAAAACAGTCTAGCCCATGTTGTGTGCCGTATTCCGTTCACAATTCAATTGGATTATGACACAACAGATTATACACAGCCCGTAAGTTTGGGTGTAGATGCTGGTAGCAAGCATATAGGCATTTCAGCAACAACAAGTGAAAAAGAATTGTATGCAGCAGATGTGGAATTGAGAAACGATATTGTGGATAAGCTATCTACTCGTAGGGAACAAAGAAGAACCCGTAGGAGTAGGCTTCGTTATCGCAAGGCTCGTTTCAATAATAGGGTATCTTCCAAGCGTAAAGGTTGGCTAGCACCATCTGTTGAAAACAAAATTCAAACTCATTTGACTGTTGTTGAGAAGATACATAAGTTCCTACCGATAACTAATATCGTAGTTGAAATAGCTTCCTTTGATATACAGAAGATTAATAATCCAATTATATCCGGCAGTGAATACCAACAAGGAGAACAGCTTGACTTCTTCAATGTGCGTGAGTATGTGCTATTTAGAGATAATCATATTTGCCAACATTGTAAGGGTAAGAGTAAAGATAAAGTTTTGAATGTGCATCACATAGAGAGCAGAAAGGCGGGAGGTGATAGCCCAAACAACTTGATTACCCTTTGCGAAACTTGTCACAAGGCATATCATAGAGGTGAGTTTGAATTAAATGTAAAGCGTGGAAAGTCATTTAGAGATGTCGCCTTTATGGGGATTATGCGATGGAGTTTCTATGATAGACTAAAGAATATCTATCCTAATGTAAGTATGACTTTTGGTTATATCACGAAGAATACCCGTATCACTAACAATCTTCCTAAAGATCATTATGTTGATGCAAGGTGTATCAGTGGTAATCCTACTGCTAAACCTCTTGGATATTATTTCTATCAGAAGAAAGTAAGATGCCAAAACAGACAAATACACAAAGCTAATTTCTTGAAAGGTGGCAGAAAGAAACTCAATCAAGCACCATTCTTGGTAAAAGGTTTTAGGTTGTTTGACTTGGTTGAATACCAAAAAGAGTTGTATTACATCTTTGGAAGAAGAAGTAGTGGTTCCTTTGATATTAGGAAATTGGACGGAACTAAAGTGAATAAAGGTTCTATCAATTGCAAGTATTTGCGGTTGATAGCTACAAGAAAAAGTATATTAACTGAAAAGAGAATGCAAGTAAATTTATGAAGATTAGTTTGTTTGTAAACGGAAATTTGGTGTGCGACCGAAGCGAAGCGAGGGAGCACAGAGGCAGTCTAGCTGCACAGAGGCAGTCTAGCTGCACAGAGGCAGTCTAGCTGCACAGAGGCAGTCTAGCTGCACAGAGGCAGTCGAAGTTATAACGCTATGTGGTGGGGAACTTCCTAGTGATTATGACGTTTCTGATGCTGTTATAATTGATGGCGATATTCATTGTCGTAGTATCAGTTGTAATGGCATTGTTGTTTGTAAAGGTTCTTATACCGTTATAGAGGAAGGGGGGGATTATGGGTCACTCTAACGGTAAAATCACCGCTCCTGTCGGATTGGATAGTGATGTATATCCTACTCTTGGTATCGGTCCTACTAGTGACGGTTATGATTTGGGATATGCGTGTGCAAATACGCATGGGAAAATAAATAAATGGAGTAAATATAAACCTGTTAGGCAACCATACTTAGATTATCGTCCTGATTATTGGAAAGCTAATGATGGTTTATGTGGTCTAAGTGTAGTGGGTACATGTCGCCAGGAACGCTTAATAGCGGATTTCTAAAAGACCTTTTTGATGGTGTAGACTGGGGATATAATGCTCCTACTGGTAGAGATTCAGCGCCTTATCGTGTATTGGATTTCAACGGATATAATCATAATGCTATAGTTCCTTTTGGAGATAACGTTCCATCAGATGTATATTTGGACACATCTAATAATCTAGAAATACAACTTGAACAGACAACAGATACTGATGATAACATTTTGCTATCCTATTTAAGCTATCAAGGAACTCCATTTTCTGAAATGTATGCAGGGGTAGGACTTTTACAAAATACTAGATACATTTTAGTAACATCTGAAAGTATGTTTACTGATTCAGTATCTATAAGGTTATTAAATATAGGTGGTTATGTAGGTAAATGGAAAGTATCTTTTTTCTTGTCATCTAATAAAATAGGAGTAGATGATGAATTAAAACAAGGAATATACATACCTATTCCAGTAACACCAAAAACAATGACTATTCATGCAGCTGGATCTCTATACGTAATAGAAGCATTTGGTACATGGAACTCTTCTAATAACCAAATTACATACAACTTCATTATAACAAATAATAGTGGGTCATCTGTTACTATACGTGGTATAGTTCTTGTGTTAATGAGGACAAGAACAGTTCCAGAAGCTGGAGAAAATGCTGGTTCATTACTTACAGGACTTACTGCACAGGTTCCGGCAAAAGGAACATATAGATCATCTATGTATTCCTTTAATGTTAGTAGAGATTTTTCTTATGATTATTATATTGCAGCAAGAGCCACAGGGGTAAATACCACCTATAATATGGTTGAAGATTACGCTCCATAAATTTTATCAATCCCCAATAAAATAAGTCCGAAAGTTACACGAACTTTCGGGCTATTTTGTAACCTGAAAACAATATGAAACCGATACCTATGTATCCAAGATTGATTAGTATTTTTTGCCATTTAGACAATTCCTTTTCTACCTTTACTTCTACAATTTTCTCCACGGTTATTATCGAATCTTTCGTCACTACCGTTTCTTTTTCCAAGGATGGAATGCTGTCTTGTAGAAAGTCTTTCTTGTTTTTCAAACTATGAAAAAGCCTGCCATCCGACATTATTTTAGCGTCTGATACGGCTAATGATGTTTCCAAGTGTGAACTATCTTCAAATGTTGTATGTTGTATGTGTTCTACTGGAAGAGTTATTATTTTTGATTGCCATACTATTCTTTCCGTTACTGTCGTGTTGTGATCTACTATAGTTGTATTTGTCGAAGATGGAAGTAGCTTGCGTGAACAAGAACACGACAGTAACAAAAAAAATAGCAATATAGAAAACGGCTTATTCATCTACTAAGTTTGTTGCGATAAGCGAGATAAATTCCTCCTTCGGTATTTCCAATGCTTCGGGAGAGTTCCATTTCACTTTAATTGCACCGTCAGTACCAATAAGTTCAATGATTTTAGCGAATCCTTCAAAGGCGAAGTATCTAGGCTTCATATCACATTCCTCTTTCATTTTCTCTTGGTATGCTTCGGAGTATGCCTTGTTCAGCTCTTCTGTTTCCTTGTTGAAATCTTCTTCGGTCTTTCTAATTTCATCTGCTTCTTTCTTTTCCTCTTTTGTTGCATCTTCCTTTCCGTCAATCTCTTTCATGTGATTGATTTTCTGTGCGCGCTCGTCATATCCTTCCTTCTTTATTTCTTTAAGAACCTGTTGCATATCATCATCGAATGCTTTTGCAGCTTTGTCGTAAGCGACACGCATAAGCATGATTTTTGCTTTCAGTTCTGATGGAAGTTCTTTTCCTTCTAGCGATAAGGGAATATTCAAGAGAGTTAATCTCTTTAAAAACATTTCTTGGTTTGTCATTTTTTATTGCTTTTTTTAGATTGAAACTGATGAGATGCCTTTCGTATTGATATATTTTGTCACATCGGTTACGAAAGAGTTGATGATAGTAATGATAGCGATTTGGGTATCCAGTTCAGGGTGGTCATTGTAGTTGATTGCTATACCACTGTTCTGATTGAAATAGAATGTGGCGAGTTGGTTCTCTGATTCAAGCGATTTCACCTCTCCGCCATCAAATGAATCAATTGTTTTACCGTTTGATACATTTACATTCGCGTTCACCTTGTATTGTTTTCCCACATTAGCTTCATTGCTGAATGTTACGCTGGCTGAATTTACGCCAACGAGTGTTACTTTGTTTTCTTCTACAGCCATAGTTAAAAAATTATTTTATTGCAAAGATAACATAATCGTTTTTATCCACAATTTTTAATATGTTAAAAAATACTAATGGATTTTTGTTTGTTGTAAATCATGCTCTTGTGCTTATTTTTGCTATTTTTGCAATAATTAAAAAACAATAACTATGGCTGATGTTGATTTAGGAGCATTAAAGTTTAAGATTGGGCTAGATGATTCCGGTCTTGACAAACAGATAAAGGATATACAGAAGAAGTTGCAGGACACCTTTAACCAGGAGATGTCCTTCAAGCCTATGTTGACCGATATAGGCAAAATGAATGACGAACTTAGCGAAGTTGTAGAAAAGATAAATAAAGCGAATGAAAACGCATCCAAGGTAGGAAAAGGAAAGTCGAACAAGAAAATGGATATACTTGTTCAGATGGAAGAATTGTCAAACAAGATTGTCGAAGCGACAAGAGAGTATGACAAACTGGAAAAGACTTACCGTAACTTAGGAAATGCAGGCGGAGATAAGGGGATGGCTACAAGAAAAGCCAATCTTGAAAGTCAGAAGAAAGCGATAGATGATCTTGTGGCTGAATTGAACAGATTGAAAACGGCATATTCCCTTACTGCTAACAGTGCGCCCAAATTGTCCATTTCCGATGAGAGAGAACTTAATCTTCTACGCCAGCAATACGAGATGGAGATTGCACGGACAAAGGAGATGGATAGACAAGCATCAAAGCAGGAACAGGCGAATAAAAAGATGCAGCAGACCAATCAGAAGTATCTACAATACCTTTCTGGTCAGTCTGGACTTGCCCTTGGTATGCCGGAGGGAAGTGCTGAGGACTTGAACAAGAAAATTGCTGCCATACAAAAACGCCTTGAACTATTGAATAAATTTAAGGTTGATATTCCTTTGAACAGCAATCAGATAACAAAGGCTGACGCTCTTATTCAGAAATTGCAAGGCAGATTGGAGAAGTTGCAATCATCTTTAAGAAAAACATCAACGAATGAATTGTTGAGCATCAATCCTACGTCTATCAATCAGGCTAACAATCTTATTTCTGAATTAACGAACAGGCGTAATGCGCTTAATACGACTGACGCAAACTATAACCGTACCCTTACTCTTCTCAACAGGAAGATACAGGAACACAACAAGTTTGTAAACGAAGCTACATCCTATGGAACAAAGATGCAGCAGACCAATCAGAAAAATGCTGCAAGTTCAAAAGAGTTTTCCGAGGAACTGACAAAGCAGAGCAGAATGATGCGTGAGTTTGTCAATACGATAAAGACTTATGCCGGATTCTACTTTTTCAGAGATATGTTTCAGGAACTTGTTGCCATTCGTGGAGAGTTCGAGTTACAACAAGTGTCATTGCGTGCCATCATACAGGATGCAAGACGGGCTGACCAGATATTCAGTCAGATTAAGGGTCTTGCTGTAATATCTCCTTTTCAGTTCAGTGATTTGGTTGGATATACCAAACAGCTTGCTGCATTCCAGATACCTGTCAACGAATTGTATGGTACCATGAAAAGCCTTGCGGACGTTTCCGCAGGTCTTGGCGTTGATATGGGACGTATCATTCTTGCCTATGGCCAGATAAGAAGCGCAGGTGTATTGAGAGGGCAGGAATTACGTCAATTGACAGAGGCCGGTATTCCTGCATTGGACGCATTGAGAAAAAAACTGGAAGAAGTAAGAGGTGTAGCCCAAACTACTGATGATGTGTTCAACGCCATATCAACACGTCAGATTCCTTTCGAGTATATTCGCGAGATGTTTACCACAATGACGGAAGATGGTGGTATGTTCTACAAGATGCAGGAAATACAAGCCGCATCTTTGAAAGGTATGGTAAGTAACCTTGCCGATTCATACAAGATTATGATGAATGATATAGGCGAGGCGAATGATTCCGTTCTGAAAGGAATTGTGGGAAGCATAACCGATGCAATGAACAACTGGAGATATTTCTCTAAAGCAATAGAGGGCGTTGCTGTAGGATATGCCGCATTAAAGGGATTACAGCTAGCTAGAACAGCCATGCTAGGGAAAGAAGTTGTCGCAACAACTAATGCAATTAAGGCTGAGAAATTACGGGAAGCACAGTTGCTTAAACAGGCTGCGATGTACAGAACGCTCACTACTGCCGAGAGATGGAAGATAGCGACAGCATCCAAGCTGTCTGCCGTAGAGATAGCTGCTGCCGTTAATTCGGGAAAGATGTCGGCAGAGATGGCTAAACGTATTCTTGCCACCAATATGTTGACACAGGCTGAACGTCACCTTCTTGTAACAGAACTTAAACTGACAGGTGCGGAAGCTGCAAGAATGTTGTCTATGACAAAAACGACAATGTTGATGAACAGATTCAAACTGGCAACATTCGGATTGACAAATTCATTGAAAACATTGTGGCTTACGATAAAGGCTAATCCGCTTATGACAATACTTACCGTTGCAGGTCTTGTAGCGGAAGCGTTTCATGTGATGTCTGCACGTTCGGAAGAGTTCAACCAGAAGATAAAAGACAGTGCAAAGTCTTTCCGCGAATCATACAGTGACTTGCAAAAAGACCTTGACAAGATAAACTTCGACAAACTCACCCCGGAAAACCTTGAACAGCTTGACACGAAACAGTTGCAGACGTATGAAGAAACACTGACTGGAATATTGTCTAAATATGGCAATATGGGGCAATATATAGTACAAAACAGTAAGAAAATAGATGATCAGAGATCTCGTGTGGAATATCTGCAAAAGTCAGCATCGGAACTAGAGCAGGTTTATAAACGTGCTGCTGAAAATGCGGATATAATGTTCAAGGCGGATAAGGCAACATCTACGGGAGTATTTGGCGATTCATTCTCTGATATGCTTAAAGATTACGAGAAATCGTCTGTAAAACTCACTTCGGCAAGTAAGGATATAGAAGAGTTTCGTGGGCAGATAGTACAGGCATCCAAGGAGATTATAAATATGGGTAAGGGTACTAAGGAATGGAGAAACGAACTTACCGAACTGATAAACAAAGGGGCTTCGGCGGCTACTATTGTAGAGAAGATACGTTCTTTGGCTGAAACGTCAGGAGATGCACGGACATTTGAAATATTCAAGAACAAAACCCATTTTGACAGTGAGGAATTGTTGAAGGAGTATGAGAAATTGAGGATGGGCATAATGGGCGAAACTGAAGAACTTGAAAAATCATTTAATGTTTTTGCAAACAGTCTTGAGAAAGAACTGAAAAAAGTATTTGTAGGTATTGATGTAAATAAATTAAATGATGCTCAAAAGGACTTTATAAGGATTCAATCTGAAAATTTTGCCACAACTAGCGAACTTGGGGAGAATGCTAAAAAATTGTTTAATGAATTTATTGACAAAAAATATGCTGTTAAAATAGAACTTGACGATAAGGAAGCACAAGAAGGATTGACGGGATGGAAAAAATCTCTTGACGAAATTACAGGGCATAAATGGACTATTGCTATAAAGGCTGCCGATGTGAAATCTATGGAGGATTACTTTAAATCGGTAAAACAGGAATATAAGGACGCCAAAAGTTCAATAGAAAATTTACAGCGCACCATTGATATGTATGTTAGCCAAGGAAAGGTCAAGAAACTTGGAGATGAGTATCAAATTACAGGAATTGTAAGCCCTTATGAAGCCGAGCAAGTACAACAGACGGTATATGAGATTAACGCTGCCAACGAAGCGATGTCAAAGGCTACGGGAACAGCAAAACAATTCAACCTTGAACTGGAAAAGCAGAAGAAGAAAGGAAAAAAAAGAGATCCTCTTGCTGACCTTTGGAAAAACAGGTTGTCATTGCTTGAATCCGCCTATTCCAAGTTCAAGGATTTGAGCATTAACATAGGTAAGGAAGAAGCCAAAAAGCAGATTGAAGCCATATACGGTTCACAGGCGTTAAAACTTGGCGTGGATATTGTATATGACAAACAGGCTATTGTTGACAATTACAACAAGGCTGCAAAGGAATTGGAAACACGTGTTCCACAGGATGCGGTCAAGAACGCAAGGAAAGCTGCCGAATTGTCCTCTGAAATTTATGTTGAAGCAGCCAAGAAGGTGATGAAAAGAATTACGGATGAGTTTGACAGATACAGGAACAAGTATGACTTTTACAGTGACATACTTGGAATAACGGGTGATTCCGAACTTGCCTTAGACCTTGCCGTTCAGTTCAGTGGTGATACATCTACTATGGCTGAAAGTTTTGCGGCAGGGATATACAACAATCTGCAATCCGCATTGGCAGGAATGAATCTTGACCTTGGTGTTTCTGTCGTACCAGACACATCTTCATTCACCTCAATGAACCAGTATATCAATCAGATACAGGAAGCCATTAAGGGGAATAAGAATATCGGAGAAGATCAGAAAGAGGTTATACAAAGAATGATTGACGCATGGAAAGGCTACTTTGGTGAGATGGCAAAGCAATATGCTAATGACCTTGAAAAATATGGTGACTACTATACACAGGTTGATATTATCAGGGAGAATTACCGAAAAAGAATTGAAACGGCAAAGGGTATGGGCAACACTTCATTAACTTCCGCATTGCAGAAAAGCGAAGAGATGGACTTGTTTAAGTTGACTACCGACTATCAAAACTTCTTCGGTGCGGTGGAAGCAATGTCTATGGAAGCTGCAAATACTGTAGCTGACAAGACAAGGGAAATGCTTAATAGTGCATTCAGATCGGGTGCTATCAGTGCAAGAGAGTACATGAAAGAACTTGAACGCGTGGACAAGCAGATAGAGAAGATGATGAAGAACAATCAGTCTGACTTGCAAACATACATGAAAGATGGTATTGAAGGTCTGTACAACAAGAGATATGATGCTGAAAAGTCAAAGATGATGGCAGGCATGAATGATATGCAACAGGCTATGGCTGACATAGAAAATGCTTCCAAGGCATACGAGGACGCAATGAAGAACGGTGATGAAGAAGCCGCCAATGCCGCTTTGAGTGCCAAGTCGGAAGCCGAATCAAGATATAAGAGCGGACAGGAAGCTGTCAAGACTGGTAAAGGAATGATGGCTGCCGCACAGAACGCTTTGCAGACGGTAAATCTTATCGACTTTATCATAACCAACATATACAATGCCATAAAAGCCATGCAGCAGATAATAGCATCCGTGTCCAACCTCATGGATTCTATGGGTAAGGATACCGAGAGCGGATTTATGCGAGAAATGAACCAGTTCTCGGAAGCTATGGGAGTTATGAATGAAGGCGTGAAGAAATCATGGGATTCATTCAAAAGCGGTGATTTTGCAGGTGCGATAGGCTCGGCAATATCCATGCCGCTTGATGTTATCGCTACGTTTAACAGACAGCATGACAAAAGGCTCCAAAAGCATATAGAAGATCTTGAATTTGAATCAAAGAAGTTGACCAATATATATAATATGCTTGAAAAGGAATTTGAGCACATTATAGACCCGGCAAGACTTGATGAGGTGACATCCCAACAGGTTTCCAACTTAAAAGAACAGTTGCAAATTCAAAAGGATATTCTAGCAGCCGAAGAAGATAAGAAAAAGTCAGATAGAGAAAAAGTAGAAGATTACAAACAGACAATAAAAGAATTGGAGTATGAGATAAGATATTATACGGAAACGCTTGCCAGCGAATTGTACAGCATTGACTTGAAAGACTGGGCTAGCCAGATAGGTGACGCTCTTGTCGAAGCATGGCTGAAAGGTGAGGATGCTGCAAAGGCTTATAAGGACACTGTGGCAGACGTTATGAGAGATGTTGTTAAGAGTTGGGTACAGCAACAATACATAGAAAAGGCAATGCAACAGGTACAGACCACATTGTTCGGAGCAGACGGCAAAGGTGGTATGTTTGCGGATAACAAGATAGATAAGGATGAACTTATAATACTAGGAAATGTAATGGGTTCATTGGAATCAGCCTTTGCGGAAGCCGGAGGTGTGGTCAATGAGATAAACAACGCCCTTGGTGGTATGCTTACTGAAACGGAGGAAAATGCGGAAGGTCTGTCCAATGCCATTGCAGGAGTTGACGAGAATACATTTAATCAAGCGTTGGGGTATCTTAACGGGATGAGATACGAAATGGTTGTACAAAGCGATCTTCTCCGTCAGTTGGTATCGTTAAATGGTGGTTCGGCAGGAACGGGAGGAACGAACATGACAGCCATACAGCAGTCACAGTTGGAGGTTCTCACCCAGCAGCTTGCCGCAACTATGGCGATAAAGACAGCACTTCTGAGTGTCGTTTCCATTGCCCCAAGGTCAGGCGGAAATGCGATAAAAGTTATAATTGACTAAAACAAACGCCCTGCTAGCTTCACAGTTGGCAGGGCGTTCCAGTTTGATTATGAACAAAAAAAAATCCAATCACTTGAGGTGCTTAGCGGAATCGAACCGCTGTTGTCGGTTTTGCAGACCGTTGACTAAACCACTCATCCAAAGCACCGATTGTGATGCAAATATAGAAAATTATTTTTTAAAACTAGATGGTTTCTAAGACTATTTTTGTTATTTTTGCACTAATAAACAATGTACACGAATGGCTATATCTAAATATTTTATAAAGAAAGGAAGCGATACGGCAAAGGATTTGTATGCCACATACAGGCTGTATATACTTGAAAGCAAAGGATTATGGGATTTGCCGACAAGAAAGGAAGCCTATGCCGAAAAATGGTATGACAAGAACGGTCAGAAGGTGTACGAACCTGTCACGCCTGTTTACCAGCCAACGGAAGGAAGCATAACATTTGCCGCTTTGGGAGATGTGGAAACGGTAAAGACGAATATCCGTTCGTTCTATTCATATATAACCAATGTGATACCTGCCACTCCCGGTACGCCATACGGTTCATCCTCTTTCTCTATATGGAATGATGTATGGGGAGAATCGGCAAAGCAGGTGATAAGATGCACGGGTTTTGAAACAGGCGCAAAGATGAGTTATCAGGACGTTCAGGACTTGCAGAACCCGGACCGACTTGTGTCCGCCTATACATTTTCGTTAAATTTCAGTATTGACCAACCAACGCTTTAAAGACCAATGATTTTACAGATTAAAAGAGGAAATAGGGTTATTGCGGAGAGTGCTGATTTTTCATACAGCCCGTCTTTGCAGGAAGTGAGAAAATTGACTTGTGAAGTCGTTTCCGTTGTTCCGATAGAGTTCAAGGCATACAACTCAAAGAGTGAATCGGAATACGATACAGTCGTATATAACGGTAATACATTCATCCTGTACCAAGCCCCATCGGGAGATAATCTTAACGAAGCAGGAAAATACAAATACTCCCTTCTGTTTTACGGTAAGGAGGTGCTTTTGCAGAATGTGGCATTTCTTGACATAGTAAGCGGAACAGGTGGGGAAATAAACAAGATAAGATACACACATGGCGGTCTGTTCCAGTTTTGGGGTGATGCAAAACAGCTTGCCGCACGTATAGAAGCAAATATAGAATCTTACAATGCTTCATTGGACGTGGGATATACAGGCATTGGTACATGGACATTGAATGTGGATGCAGAAGGCGAACTGACAGAGGATATGATTGACATAACCGATGGGACCAACCTGTTTGAAGCATTGAAGAACTTCTATGACAAGTTTTATCTCAATTATTACTTCTCAACGACAGCGAACGGTGGGATAATAACCATTACGGACAAGACAAGACCGTCCGTAAACTGGACATTCAAGCAGGGTGACGGTGGTGGTGCTGTAAAAGTTTCCTCTTCCGTAGATACAAGTACACCTGTCATAACCCGAATCATACCACAAGGTGGAAGCAGAAACGTTCCGCCTGAATACAAGAAGGACGCTAAGCCTGCCGATGAATCACGCTATTGCCCGTACATCCTTCTTCCGAATGATTCTGACGGGAATATAAGATATTATATTGACAGCGAATACGGATTGAAGAACTATGGTGTGAGAGGAAAAACCATATCAAACACGTTCAGTGGGATATACCCTTCCATCAGAGGGAAAAAACTTGGCGATCTGTACCCGTCAGGACTTCCAGAATGGGATACATACAAGGCGGATGGAGAACCAGATCCTCAATCGGGAAAGGTGGCAGGTGAGGGTGCTAGCGCATCTACACGGATAGACAAGATTATCGGGTCTACTCCTATAAAGAGTGATGATAGTGACAGTTTCTTCATTTATATGACCTCTCCCGGATTCAACCTAGGGTACAAGGTATATGAGGACGGTGATTCATCCGACAAGATAAACGACAATGTGCAGCCACAGTACAAACCCCATGCTATGTTTGACAAGTACAGGGATTTCGAGCGTTTTGATATATATGGTACAAGGGCATATTATGACCAGCCTGTAAAGGTTACTGCCACATTCTCCGGGAAGATGCTTTTCAGTATATTACCTATAGGAAGTGATGCTGTAGGGAAAAAGGTGAAGATTAACCTACGTATGGTTATAAACCGTGTATTGGGGCAGGCTTCTCCATTGAAAGAGGTTGTTATAGGAGAGGAAGGTGCTACTGGTATGCTTGAAATACCTTACGACAAGACCGCTCTTGTAGGATATATAGAAAAAGGTCAGAATACGACAGTCACCATACGTGTTGAGTTCACGTTTGATTCCGATGTTCCTGCCGGAAGCTGTAAGATAGGCTTTAGTGAGGAAATGACCTGCAACATACATTTCGGTAATCAGGACGGTTCACAGGACAGGTTCTATTACAAATACGCTTCTGTGACGGACGCGGTGTTCAGTATGCGTACAGGAACTTATACGGGAACGGAATTTAAGATAAACAAAAACGGTATTATTCCTCTTTACGGTGAAGTAAACGGTGACACGGGGGAAACGGAAGAGGATGTTGCCATGTTTAATAAGGGGGCACGATATAAAATATCATGCTACAGAACGGATAGCGACAATGCCAAACTTCCCCTTTATACGGATGGTAAATCTCCTTCAATTGCAGCAGGAACGGAGTTTGTCATTCTGAATATCGTCATGCCCGAATCTTATGTGACAATGGCTGAGAACACGCTTGAAAAGGCGGCTCTTGACTACCTGTCAAGATATGACCATGAGAACCGAACCGTTTCACTTGACATATCTAGCGGATTTGTCGCAGAGCATCCTAACCTTTTCATTGACTTCATAGAAGGAAATATGCTAAAGGTAAGGGATGATGGAATAGGCGTGTTCGATTTCTCTGATAACGGTCAGATAGTGGATATGCAGTTACAGATACAGTCTTTGGAGATTAAATATTCCAAGGAGAATATGTTCCCGTCATATTCATGCACCATTGCAAGAAGAAAGATACTGTCTTTCTATGAACGGCTGGCACAGGAGAATCAGACTGCTTCAACACAGAATACGACAAATGTAACATTGGGTGGAAGTGGTACGGGAAGCGGAACAAATATTTTCTCTGAACAGCTACTTAATGACCTTATTGCATCGTTTCAGAAGTTCAACGGATGGTTTGAATGGGATGAAGTAAACCAAGCGTTACGATGCAAGTCAGCGTTCTATACAAACCAATGGATATCAGCGTTGGGCGCACAGAGTGGTAGCGGAGAACCGGGAGGTGGTGAAGGCGGACTGATTAAGGCCGTGTACGGATTTGCCGATTTAGGTAAGACGTTTGACGATTCCAACCTTAGCAATACATTCAACGCATATACCATCAACGAGATATGGAAGCTAGCCAAGGAAGGCGGAATGAATACGGACAAATTGTGGCAGGAGTTGGGAAAGGATGATCCGACAAAGAAAATTCACATATCCCATCTTCCTGACAATAAATTTGTAACGCTTGATACGGAACAGACAGTAACTGCAAGCAAGATATTCACTGGTCAGTTGTCTACGGCAAATGTAGTTCCTAGCGTGAACAACGCATCCACACTTGGTCTTGAATCGAAGAGATGGGAGAATATTTATGCTGTAGATGCCAACATAAGCGGAACGGTAAAAACACAGGCGTTGCAGGTTGGCGATATAAAGATTATATATGATTCCGTAAACAAGGCAGTAACATTTGAGCATATAGATGGAAGTACGGAAATAGGCTTCTATACCAGAGGATGGATTTCCGCTTTAGGCGTATCGCCTGGAGGAAGCGGAGGAAGCGGTGGTGACGGACTTGTGAAAAACGTATATGGTTTTTCCAATCTCGGCACAACCTTCTCCGATTCAGACATTGACAATACGTTTAATGCGTACACGATAAACGAGATTTGGAAAATGGCGAAGGAAGGTGGTGGTATAAAAAACATCACCCAGTCGGGAAGTGGAAATGCCGTAACAGACATGACACTTAGTTCTGACGGAAAAACCATTACTGCCGTATTCGGGGAAACATTCGCAAGGCAACAGGACTTAGGCACGCTTAACAATACCGTAACACAGTTAAGCAACAAGTTGAACAACTTCCTAGAAGGAAGCGATGCCGATAACATTATCAACAAATGGAAAGAACTTGAAGCGTTTCTTGACGGTCTTACGGAAAGCGACAACCTAGCCGAACTTCTTGCACTGAAAGCGGACAAGACCATAACGATAAGTGCAGGAACTGGTCTTACGGGAGGTGGAAACCTGTCCGCAAACCGCACATTGTCACTGGCTACCACGGGGGTGAATGCTGGTACATATACGAAAGTTACAGTAGACACCTACGGGCGTGTTACAGTTGGTGATAATCCTACCACTTTGGCAGGGTACGGGATTACTGATGCCGTTACCTTGACTACTGCTCAGACTATTTCGGGACAAAAGACATTTACCAAGAATATTCTGATGAATAGTGGTATCGGTCTGTCTTATGGCGGAAATACTGTTTTCCGTAACACGACAGGCAATACCGTCATATCAAGCTATGGAAATGAGGGTATGATTTATTTCCGTCCTAATGGAGATACGTCAGATGTAGGAGTAATACAAATAAACAAACAAGGACACCTCAATGGCGTTTCAGCAGGATTTACAGGTGGCGTTTCCGCAGCACGACTTACAGCAAACGAATATATACAGATAGGAGATGCCCAACTTGTTTACGATTCTGCAAACAAGGCTCTGAGAGTGAAGCATAGAACAGACGGAAACACGGTAGGATTCTACTCGGACGGTTGGGTATCTGCTCTTGGCGTGAAAACAGGTGGTAGCGGTGGTGGCATCGGTGGTGTAAATACCGTTTACAGCTTCGCAAACCTTACTGACGGCACAACCTTCTCCGATTCAGACATTGACAATACGTTTAATGCGTACACGATAAAGAAACTGTACGACATGGCTGGGCAGGGAGGACTTGACGCTGACGCTATGTGGGCTGAATTGAAAAAGGCTGATTCAAGTAAAGTCATAGATGCAAGTCATATCCCTACTTCCGTATTGGACGGTAGATGGGTGAAAAAGGCTGGCGATACTATGACTGGAACACTTACATCCGCTTCCACTTCCGGCGCAATCGTATTCAAGGGAGTGGAAAATTGTGATATTACCAATATCTATAAAGATAACGGAGTTATCAAGAACGATGATGGTGGGTTTACTTCTATAAGAAACGGATTAAGATTTAATTGGTATGACACCTACTGGTATATAGGAAACATTAGAGGCAGCAGTACGGAGAGTGCAGGATTTGGTGTCGTAGACCATAACAACAAGCTGGTTTTACGTGTCACTCCAAATGATGTAAGAGCACCTAGATTCATGTCAACTGTTGCCACAGGGTTATCACCTTTGATAGTTTCAAGCAATACAACCGTAGATAATCTAAGTGCGGATTTGTTGGACGGATACCATGCGTTCGGCACATCAAACGCCCTTATAAAATACGGATATACGGTAGGAGGCACTGAACCTGCATGGTGTAGAATAGCTACATACTCCATACGTAATACGGAAACAATGACAGACGTTTGCTTTGTGCTGCACTCATCCTTTAGTGATTTGTTTGGTCTGTTAGTTGTCAAAACTAGAGGTACGGCTGTAGTGGAAGGTCTATTGATAGCATCATACAATATCAATAGGTCAAACATACGTATCTATCATGATGCGGAAAAGAAAAACATAGAACTGTACTGTTATGGTGGAAGTAACTATTCCATAATACAAGCCAATCTGTTATACAGCCATGACCGAGACGGAGGGGCTAATACGAATATAACGCTATACCAAGCAGATACAAAAGCACCGTCATGGAGCACTTATGTAAATCCTGTATTTGCAAACTTGCAGAACTCTTCTGAGGCTGCTAAAAAACTGCAAACCCCAAGGACTTTATGGGGGCAGTCGTTTGATGGTACGGCCAATGTAAGCGGTGATATGACAGGTGTGGGAAGTATCACCATGAGCGGTGACTTGAAGATAGGAAACGCCACTTCTCCCAATACCATATATTTCTACGGAACTACGGGAGATGGACCAGGAGGTTATAACCATACGTTCATTGCTGAAAGATTTTGGGGAGGTACGGAAAGTGGTGAGCTGGTCCTGTTTAAAGGAAACGATTTAAGCCCCAGTGATACAGATGCCACAACCGTAGGTGGTGCTGGACCTGACAGAATAAGACATATTGCTGCCGCCCATTTATTCCAGACTTATGCAAGTCCAATATCAGGTACGGTAGAGAGTATTTGTACAAGCTCTGTTTTGAGGGACTTGTTCAGCATAGCACCGGGCAGGGTTGTAAGCTATATTCCGTTACAATCTATCGTAGCAAGTGGCACTGCTCCATTTATTGTGGCAAGTAACACTGTTGTGGGTAATCTTAATGCAGACCTTCTTGACGGATTTCACGCTGAAAGGTTCTTGTTAAGTGTAGGTAGAAGTGATGGTACTTTTGACTTAAATACTTATTCTGAAAGAGCAATTAAGGAAATAAGAACAACAGAACAAACTACAAATAACGCCCCTTTTGCTGGATATGGATTATTAGCTAACTTATGGGATTCCAATAAATTTGCTGCATTACAGATAGGAGGAACTAGTACAGACTTGTTTTTTAGAGGAAAACATGATGGTACTAATAAGATAACGTCTGCATGGCATAGATTATTACATACTGAAAACTATGCGTCTATTGCTGACGGACGTTACGTAAAGAAGTCAGGTGACACCATGACAGGGGATTTGACGATGAACAATACCAAAGGATTCAATATCGGATGGTCAACTAGAGTGGTTAAGACTTCGAGTGTTTGGATTCATGGTGGTGGTGATACAGCTTCTTCAACCGATGCAAATTTACGTTTCGGCTCATGGTATGGTATAGGCTGGTATCCTACAATAGATTCTACCAGCGGTGTAAGACAAGGAAACAATGCCATGTGGTTGAATGTTAGAAGTGGAGTGTTAGATGTACACAGCAACATTACTTCCCATAATGGTTATCTTGCTGCAAACTGGGATTCGGCTAGACGGTTGGTATTGGGCGGTGGAAGTTCCTATGCTTGGATTGATTCAAGAAATTCAAGCAATAATGTATTATGTAATATCGTACTGCAAGATAACAAGGTTGTAATAGGTAATTATGCTGAATCGAGCAGGTTCGCGTCCACCGTAGGCACAGGAACCGCACCTTACCAATGTTCTTCTACTACATTGAATGCCAATTTGAATGCGGACTTACTGGATAATTGGCATATAATGGATATACCTAGAAATTATAATTCCACCGCTACTTATTCATTACAGTTCGCTCTAGGTGGTACTGATAATGGTTGGAAAAAGATATTCGCTTGTTCTGAATCGGGAGCCGGACCGTATAGGTCAGTAACGGTTTGGGGAAGGATATGGTACGCCTATGGAAATAATGCACAGGAAGAAGTCAGATATTACCACTTCTGTGCCATCTTCCAAATGAGAAGTGATCCTTCTGCTTCTGACAGCAATGTAGGAAATGTTTCAAACTCGGCACGTCTTTATCTTCCTACATTCGCAAAAGGAATGGATAATATCCGTCTTGTACGTGTAGGGACAAACAATTTTGAATTGCAGGTGCGTCAGATTGGTTCACACCACAATGGGCACATACAATACCAATATTGGTCTAGCGGTGCTAACGTTTCCGCGTGGAGAGGACTGCAATCCACATCCAACACGTCTGTGGCTGTATCGGCAGGAGGTGCTTCCACGTTGGCTGACAGTAGGGCTTCTAGTGCGGATGTGTGGACTTCTGCTAGAACATTCTATATACAAGACCATAACGCTGCCCATACGGGTGCTGGTATTAGTGTAAACGGCTCTTCAAATGTATATTTAAAACTCCCATCTTCCATCCATTGCTCCGATTGGTTCAGAAGTACGGGAAATTCAGGGTGGTATCATCAGGATTATGGTGGTGGAATATATATGGAAGATAGCAATTTCATACGTAATTTCGGTAGTAAAAGACTGCTTATTCAGACAGACACCTATGACACTATCCGGTTGGTAAGAACCAGTGGCTCTGGAGGTTCATCCATAGCCTTTTATAATGGTGGGGGAACTTTTAGGGGTCAATTAGGTGTGAACGCATCTAGCTGGTTTACGTTTGATACTGGTACTGCTACGGCTAATCAAAATGTGGTTGAAATATCCCCAGCAGGAGGAATCCATTCAAAGGCAGAGATAACAGCTAAGGCGAGCGGTTCTGATATTAGACTAAAGAAGGATATTCAGAATTACAACGCCATGAATATCATAAACAGGTTCAGGTCTGTAAAATACCACTGGAATGATATTGCCAAGGCTAATTCAGAGGTGTACAATAATGACTATGACCAGTTCGGTCTGATAGCACAAGACCTTATAGCAGGAGGATTTGAACAATGGGTAAGGGATGTGTTCCATGATTACTATACGGTTACTTATGAAAGACTTATCCCTGTTGTGTGGAAAGGCTTGCAGGAAGTTGACGATGAAGTTACAAGATTAAAGAAAAGAGTAAGAGAATTGGAAAATAGATTAGGAATTAATTAGTATATTTGCGATATGGAAGAAAATAATAAAAAAGTTGACATTTACATTGAAGGTAATGTGAAATGTAATAAATGGGCAAGTGGCATAATATATACCATGAGCGAAAAAGATGGATGGGATTTTAGTAATGCTATTGTTATCAAAGGTGACATTTGTTGTGATATCCTTAACTGTCATGGAAAGACTGTGCTTGTTTCGGGATATGTTACCGTAAAAGAGCAGGAGGAAAAGTAACATGAGTCATTCTAACGGAAAGATTACAGCCCCGATAAACCTTGATGGCGACGTTTTCGCCACTCTTGGCATAGGCAGTGTTGGTGGGGATTATGATTTAGGATACGCTTGTGCAAACACCCACGGAAAAATAAACCCGTGGGCACGGTACAAGCCTGTAAGATATGAAAGCCTTGCTCCTGGACCAGATGAAAAATGGTGGCAAGGATGGGATGGAAACTGTGGTGTCAAGCCTTTCCAAATGGCAGGATACTGGGATGCGCCAAAACACGCTGATGGAAGCATGAACGGATGGGAATACACCCCACCTACAGGAGGGAAGTTTCCATTTCGCCTTACCGACTTTAACGGATACAACCATCTTGCCAGTCCACCGATAAGTAGATTCTCCTGCCCGGATACTGCTACCAATCAGTTTACAAGTAGTAATTTTGTCTGTTCTGCGGCTATAATGATGCCATCGGAGGGGCATGATACTGATTTTCTTAACATGGGTGACTTTGCCGAGATAGCTGATTGCTATTTCGGTGTCTATGTTAAGCACAAGACCAGTCAGATGTCTAGGCGTGTTACTGCCGACAAGAAGATAGGAACAGGATACGCTACGGTTACTGTAAACTCGTGGGGTATGACTGCTGGTGATTGGGAAGTTTATCCTTTCCTTAGTACAGCTATATTGAAGCAGGATGATCCCGATATTGCTCATATAGCATATTCCGTACCAATGGTAAGTAAAAGAGATATAGAGATAGTTGGTTCTTACGTAAGCATAACAATACTTGGTGGAGTGATGCCATCCGTTATGGGATATATTGAAGTTACCGTAAGAGTAAGAAACGGTTCGAGTAGCCTTATTTCTTTCCGTAATAATAGTTGTATGTCTAGGTTTGCAAGTAAGAAATTTGAAGATCCTATGGTTATAGGTGAATCAAGAGAAAAAATAGAGGATTTTTCAGTATCCGCCAATTCCAGCATTGACAAGAAGGTGAGAATATTAATATCATCGGAACTGATTAATGCAGGAACTGCAAGGGTATGGGTAAGCCTTAACAGTGCTGCATATAAGGGAAGTACATTGCTTCTTTCTATGGGTCCAGGGTTATAAACACAATCCTCCCCCTTGCCGTTTATCAGTAAGGGGGAGTGTTTATCCGTTACTTTCCCACGATTATATTGAATGATTCAACCATTTCATGGAGCACTCCGTCTATTATTATTCCATTCAATCTCCTTTCGTTCCAATATAAATTGCTCCAAGTATAACAAACGAGCATCCGCAAAAGAATGCGAATATATGACTAACAATTGCGTTCATTTTATTCCTTTAAAAATATGACTAATTACATCTACTGTCCATCCGTTTCCTAACAGCCCCATGCCTATATGTGGCTGTACCGACTTGGTGTATCCTTCGGGTACGGTCTGTAATCTTTCCGCTTCCGTAATATTTGGCGTTCTGAAACCTTTTTCGGGATTACAGTCGGGTGAGTTGAATATCAACGGTGTAAGTGATTTTTTATATCTTCTCAACAGTGATTCGGGGTTCTTGGCAAACCTGTTCCATGATTCAAGCATACACCATGACTTGTCTTTCTCCACATACCCGTCCGTAATGATGTCCTTGAACAATATTCCCTTGTCCTTCCATGCAGGTATTTCCCAGTTGCACCAGTAGTATCTTGCTCTCATTTGCGCGGAGAAATCGGAACTGTTGATATACACATAGTCTACTCCAAGATGTGACGAAATCAAATCAGCCCAATCGGATTTCATCTTCACGTTTTCGAGCATGAACTTTATATTAGGATTGAACTGTCTGATATGGTTCAGTATATTGACATATTCAAAGAATAATCCCGAACGTTCGCCATCGAAGTTCAGTTTCTCTTTCCCTAACTGTGAGAAATCCTGGCATGGTGTTCCGCCAATCAATAAATCAATATCTTTCCACTGTATATCCCATTTGTCCCAGTTTCTAATATCCCCTAATTCAATTATATCGGGATAATTATCCAGTGCAACCTTGATAGACGGTTCGTTTATTTCGCTTGCGTAATACTTGTCTACCTTTATGTCTGCTCTCTCTAGTGCAGTACGTCCACAAGCTATCCCGTCACATAAACTTAGTACATTCATCGTCTTAAATATTTAAATATATGTTTGATTGTTTCTATATTCCATCCGTTCCCAAGCATCTTGTAACGCTGAGTATCGGATATTCCATCCCATATATACCATTCGGGAATAGTTTGAAGCCGTGCACACTCGGTTGGGGTAAGCCTACGAATGCGAAAATTACCGTTATCAACTAGCGTCATACCGTTTGCCATTGCTCCCTTGTGTGATGTAGCAAGTAATGTATGAGCCTTATCGTCTATACTGCGTATATTTTTCTTTATATATTTGTTTGGAATTGTAATATCGGCAATATTAGGAGTAGCAATTATAACGCATGGTTGTGTGCTTCCATCATTTCTAGCCCTTGCCAGCAGTGTACATGATTTACCAGATTTTATTTCACGGAAATGCCTCCCTCCAAATCCACATATCGTTCCCGAAACAACTATCAGATTATCCTTTTGTACTGTTGTAAGGCAATTGGTTTTTCCATCTTCCCTAGGTTCAAGCTGTTGGATGTTCTTTCTCTGTTCCTTTACAATCCCGGCTTCATATTCCTTTCTTATCTTTTTTCCATATTCGGTTCTTTTTGGAGTAAGGCAGGCTGATTCACGCCCTCGCATCGCAACACATATCGGATCATTATCCACCTGTATGTAATTGTCATTGTCACCCATCTTGAACAATCTTGTATTTATAGTGCGAGCCTTTTGTTCATACGGAAACTTGATAGGGCTAAACTGGACAGGACTGAATTTTTCCGTCTTTACCCTGCCCTTCAAGCATTCAATCATCTTGTCAGACAAGAAATATTTTTCATCAACCTCTTCTTCAAGAATATCCCTTAACAATATACCCCTATCTTCCGGCTGTGGAATATCGTCATAAATATCCGTCCAGTATATGCGCCTTCTGTTTTGTGCCGATACAAGTGCGGAGTTGATATGTATCCCTTTCCTCCCTATTGTTTCATTGAACACAGATTCCCATTTCTTTCCCATTTCCACATTTTCAAGGAAGAACTTGGGATTGTCACCACGCTCAATAAGTTCGTGGTATATACGTATGTATTCCCAAAACAGATAGGATTGCCCTTCAAACTCGAAACCGTTCTCCTTCAATTCAAGATACGTTTGCAAGTCTAAAACCTCCATGCCTTCTTTCGTTGAAAGCCCTTTTCTCTTGCCGGACATGGACAGGTTTGTGCATGGAGATTCTCCGATTATCAAGTCTATCTTATCCAGTCTGCTTACTTCAAGTTCTCTTACATCACCAAGCTGTATGGTGTCAGGAAAGTTCTGCATGGTTGCCTTTATGGCAAACTTGTCCACTTCGGACGCATAGTATTTTTCTACAGGAATGCCAAGTTCGGAAAGTGTTATCCGTCCGCACGACATTCCATCGAAAAGGCTAAGTACATTCATAGATATGTTTTTTTTAAATTTTCAGCAAATATACGACATAAAACCGTATGCAACCAATACGTTTAACTTTTTTTTAATTATCTTTGCGATAATAGATAAAATTCATAATATGCAGTTTTTCATAGTACCAAAAATAGATGCCGAGATTATGTTTTCGGAAGATGACCTGTCCGTTTTCAGACAATCGACAGACGGACTGTATTATATGCTCCATACCGAAAAGGTTATGGAAGTGATGCCTATGACGTTACCTGAGGACGGAACGGAATACCATTTCCCTTACGAAACATACGACACTGGCACAAGAGAGTTTGAGAAGCTGCTTTTATCTGATGAGTGGGTTAAAATGGACGAAAAATGAGAAAAATAGGACTTTTTAACATAGGAAGGCTTGGACTTGTCAAGTCGGCAGGAAAGGCGAAAACCGACATAAGCAAGGTGATAGAAAAATGGATACCAAAACACATGGTGTTTTGGTATGATATGTCAAAGCCTGTGGATGTTTATGTTCCCGGCGTTACTTATGCAAATTCTTTTGTTAATGGTGGTGGAAAATTGACTTATGATAATACTATAAATAAGTGTACGATAACTCATACACCTACAAATAACAATAATATTTCATTTTGGCAAATAATTGTAAAACCGTTACAATATGTAGAATCTTATAAAATACGGGTGACAGGATTGCCAACAGGTTTCACCATTAAAGGAAGATTAGAATATGATATTCAGATAACGTCTGATGGAGAATATGACATACCTGAATACAGGAACAGTAGCACAACAAACACATCTTATCCCGGATTTTATTTGGCAGGTGATAATGTGAATGATGTGGATTGTAATATTGTGGTAGAAGAAATACCTACAAAACAATCCGTTCCCACAAACGAGATACTAAAAGCCAATCCATACCTGCAAGACCATAGCGGAAACAACAGACCGCTTAAATTGAACAATTTCCTATTTGCTGCAATGAGCGGTGTGGGAGGGTATGAATATAACTGGCTTGACAGCGCACTATTTATCACCTATTTAAGTGGCGCAAGAGGTGATGGAACGATAACAGACAATACTATTACTATAAATAATGTAAAAGTAAGTAGTGGAGTCATAGAAACTAGAGTAAGTTCTCCGTCTAAAAAATACAAGGTAAGAGTAACAGGTATCACATCTAATGAAACATTGAGATATGTAATATATGGAGATACATCATTAGGTGAATTGGCAACGATTATATTTGATATGAAAAAGGATGGAGAGTACGAATTACCTGCTTCCACATATTCCGCTACATATAATATGAAATGGCAAGTTATAGCAGCTTCCTATCCCCATACCTGTAATATCACAATTGAGCAAATCCCATCCTATCCCAACGCCCTAGTGACAGACGGAGTGGATGATTACGGACAGGTGCAGAACTTGCAACAAGGGGTGAAGGTGTTGTTCTATACTTGTAATAATTTTAGGCTATCCCAAATTCTATATGACCAAAGAAAAGTTGGATATGATAAAATACAATCTAGTTATTTTTCAATTTTTACTGAAGCTAACACAATAGCCTATAATGCTCGTAATGTTGATGGAAAAACATATATTGATGGAGTATTAAATGAAACTACTATTGCAGATAATCTTCTTGGAAAGAAAACAATTATAACAATAATAAATAGTAGTGCTAACAGTGAAAGAACTGGAAAACCATCCTTCTTTTCTACATATAATAATTTGGGTTATTTTGCAAACCTGGCTTTCTACAACTCCATCGGTTTCGATTCAGTTCCCACCAAACAGAATGACGGATTCACCGAGCAGGATTTGATTGACTACTATATACCGAAGGCTATCGTAACGATAACGGTGGTGGACGTATCAGGCTCACCCATACAGGACGCAACGGTCACGGTGGGAGGCGTACAGTACAAAACGTTGTCTGACGGTACAGTGAAAGTACGGGGTATGGCAAATGGCACGATGTCGCTGTCTGTAAAGAAAGACGGGTATATGCCGTTTTCTGACAATTCATGGAAGCTTGCTGATTCAAGGATAACGCTAGAGGTTCTTCGGAATACCGTAATCACTGAAAATGGATACAGCATATTGCTTGAAAACGATGGTTTAATATTAACGGAATAATATAATGGAAGATAATCTTAAAATTTCACAGATGCCTCCCGTTGAGACCGCTACGGGAGAAGAGATGATACCATGTGTGACGGGAAGCCCTAAAGAGAACAAATCCGTCACGGTGTCTAAGATAAGACAAGGCATGGTAATGGACGAAAACTATGTGCATACAGACAATAACTTTACTACCCAGTTAAAAACCAAACTTGACGGGATAGAGAAAGGCGCACAGAAGAATACCGTCATAGGCGTGAAAGGTAATGCCGAACAGTCTTACAGGACAGGGAATGTCAATATAACGAAAGACAATATAGGTCTGTCTAATGTGGACAATACGTCCGATGCAGAAAAGCCTGTATCCACCGCACAGAAAACAGCCCTAGACAAGAAGGTAGACAAGGTGGACGGTAAGGAGTTATCCACAAATGATTTCACCAATGACTACAAAACGCTTCTCGAACAGATAAAGATGCAGCAGGGGAATATATATGGAGTGGAAATGAGAAGAGGGCAGACAGACCCTGTATTTCAGACATGGATAGGAAAGGAAGAGTTCAAGACATCACATCCTATCCTCAACTCTTTCCGTGCGGCAAAGGTAAAGGACGGTAAGGTAGTAGGATTCCTTGACCAGACCAATTTCTTCAAAATGGCTGACGGTAGCCCGTCAAATATTGTTATTGACGGAACTGATGTAACAGATGACGGAAGCGATATTATGCTTGTAAACACCAAGCCTTTCTGGATAATCAACGGAGGAACGGATGATACATACGAAAGAAGGCTAGTCAGTGACGCTCCGTTTACATACGGTGGCGATACGGCCATAGAGATAAAACCGTTCGGAATGAGTATCGGTTACTCCACGATAAAGGATGGGAAGCAGAGATCTATTTTTGACAACACGGTAAAAGGAGCAACATCAGTAGGAAATCTAGGCGTAAACATAATGGAAGGAAATGGATGGCCTACGACAAATGTATCACGTTTTGATTTTGAGAAATACGCCAGGGCAAAGAACCCGGACATTACGAAGAACTATCCTTATGCCAATGCCTTCGCCCTTGACCTTGAAGTGTGGTGTACGCTTCTCTTTATCAAATTCAGAACAAAAGACCTACACGCACAGTCTGTTTGCGGAAAAGGAATATCATCCAACGATTCAGCCCCCGATGCGTCAAGCTGGGGGAAAATGACAGGCGTCAGATTCAAGAAGGCGGACGGTCAGACCTATGTGTATTACAAGATGAACGGGCAAGGATTTAAAGCATCAGAAACAGGAACTGCTTACAATTTTTCACAGCTTATAAACAACTACCGTCCTTGCATGAAGATGTTTGAAGCGCAGCTTGCCATGTCATACGCAAAGGAACACAATGTCGCTCCCGACACCGAGTTTGAATATGAAAGCACAAAATACAAATACTACAACTTCCAAGGTCATAACGGATTGGCTGACGGGGAAATGTCAGGTATCGTAGCCAAATTTGTCAATGCAACTGTAACCAGTGGGTGGAGTATTCCAGATAATGCGGCAGTGACAAATCGTGAAATAGAAATATGCTTCACGCAACCTATCATTCGGGGACGTATTGCCGGGTGGGGAGATATATGGATGTGGTACAGTGGGATAGATTGTGTCATGCACGATTCTACATCCATAGATATTTATCAGACCTATGACGTAAACAATCTGACTACAGACAATGTAGCCGCAGATAAGAATCCCGGGGAATCTTATGGATTTGAGAACACATATGAATTTGTCGGTTCTATGGCTAGAGGTGAAGGATGCATAACGAAGAACTTTAAGAACTCTCTTATTGGAGAGGTCAAGGGAAGCAATCTTCACACGGGGGAATGCCATTACAACTGGTTTACGGGAAATGCAGGTTCGGGTAAGATTGGAAGGCGTGGTGTTTACTTTGGTGGTAGGTCGTACAACGACAATTGTTCTCTGCGGGCTGGTACTGCGAGCAATGCCCCTGCTACTGCGGCTACGGACATCGGTGGCTGCTTTCGTTGTACAATAACCCAACCCTAATTTTTCACGAAGTGAAAAATCCCCCTCCCAAAACTTGCAAAATATATTAATAATGTTTAAGTTTGCATAATTAAAAATCTAACCAAATGCGTCAGCAAAGTTAAATAAGTCTGTCAAAGGCGGTTAGTTGAAAAAAGGCGGTCTGTAGAATGGTGGTGTTTACTTTGGTGGTAAGTCGGACAACGACAATTGTTCTCTGCGGAATGGTAATGCGAACAATGCCCCTGAAACTGCGAACACGAACATCGGTGGCAGCTAACGTGCTAAAAAAAATTACTGCTATACAGAAGCCTCGTCAGGAAGATGGGAAATGTCAAGACAACCCATTGTTTGAGAATGGGAACTTATTAGTACATTTACAGTTGTAGGTATATGGAAAGTTAGTTATCTTTGGCTCAACGGACAAAGAAAAGCACGTAAGATGAAAAGATTGAATAATATTTTTGAAACGATAGGCAGTATGGATAATATTATCTCTGCTGCTGAAAAGGCAAAGAAAGGAAAGAGGAATCACAGGGGTGTGAGGGATTATGAGAAACATAAGGATGAATATCATCAGAATGTTTATCAGATGCTCAAAGACAAATCATACCATGTAAGCAAGTATGAGGTGATAGAGAAAGTGACTGATGCAGGAAAGGTAAGGGAGATACACAAACTCCCGTTTTACCCGGACAGGATTATCCAGCACAGCCTTTTGGTACCCATGATGGACAGATGGACAAAAAGCCTTACACTTGATTCATATAACTGTCTGCCCAAAAGGGGTATTACAAGTAAGGTTAAAAAGCATTCCCTTGTGAGAAAGATGAAACGGACATTGCTTGAAATGGACAAAAACGGAAAAATATACGTTTTGAAAATGGATATTAAGAAGTTTTATCCGTCCGTAAGACACAGCGTTTACAAGAAGGCATATAGCAAAGACTTGAAAGACAGGGATGCGTTATGGCTTATGAATACGCTTAATTACAGCAACAAAGGTCTGGCTATTGGCAATCCTGACGCTCAGATAGGAAGCCATTTGGTATTAAGGTCTTTGGATCATGTTATAAAGGAGCAGTTCAAAGTAAAGCATTATTTCAGATTTGCCGATGATATGGTGATATTATCCCACGACAAGAAACAGTTGCATGAATGGCTGTGGAGGATAAGAAATTACCTGTGGTATGAAAAGAAACTAGAGATGAAGAAAAATTACAGGATATTCCCCGTTTCAGAAGGAATAGATTTCGGTGGATTCGTCTTTACTCCCGGTCATACCAAAATAAGAAAGAGAATAAAGAAAAACTTTGCGTCAAAACGTAATAACCCAAAATCAATTACGAGTTATATGGGTATGTTGATGCACTGTGATTCTAAAAACTTAATTAATAAAGTTTTAGTTAATAATAATAGCCACATGACAAAGATTAGTGACTTAAATATAAGAGTGTCAAGAAAGTTTGACGGAAAGGATATAAAGATAGACAAACTTGTCGATGAGCATATAGACATTCTTGATTTTGATGTAAGACCATCTACAAAGAAGGACAATAGTACATGGGTAAGAATGCAGATACTGTTCAAAGGAGAAAAATGCTTTGTGAAAGGCGGATACGAAACATTAGGAGCATTCCTTTCCCAAGTAGACAAAAGCCTTTTACCATTGGAAGATGTTGTCATAAAATTCAATAGGGGTTATTATTTTGATGGAACATTAGATATTTAAACTATGGAAAGAGGTTTGATTTTTGACGAGAAGCCTGCCTTTATCTTTGATTTAGGCACTGGATATAGCAATGTTCATTTAAACATTGAACAAGTTGACGAACCCGAAACGGACGATATGGGAAATATTGTACAGGAAAAGTTCGTCAAAAAGTGGAAAGCCGATGTACAGCGTGTAAAGAACCCTGTATCATACGACAAAACGGTAGATGCCGCCATAAAGGATGAATTTCCCAACGGTGAGGAAGAAGCGGCTCTCAGAAAAGGTATTTTAAACAAACTTGATGCAGATTATGTAAAGCTGAACGAGTTTGCCGAAAGTGTTAAACAATCTTACTTAAAAGGATATGGAGAGCAATGACAAACAACAGATAGGTGGATATTTCTCCACCAAAAACGCTTCAAAAGATGAAGCGTTAAAAGGTATAGTAGCTGCAAGAATATCAGCATCCGAAGATGTTACCGATAAGGAGTACACAGTATTGTCAAACTTGATAAGGGTAGCCACATCAGAAGGATGCCGTATCTCATTGGTACAGGAAACAAAAAGCAGGTCAAGCAGGATAGCACCAACAGGAATGCTTCTTCCAGCAGGAACAGTGGAATATTTTTCAGTTACACCGGGAAGCAAGGTAAATATTACAGGAACAGCGAATATTTCATCTATTGAGTAGGACATGGGCATGAATTATAACACTATATTAGCTTCCTTACTTGACGGGATATCTCTAGCATTGAAAAGCGGAAACTCGAATGTTGATGCGGAACAGTTCAACTTCCTTACTGACGCAATAAACAGATCAACTATCATACCGTCTTATTTTGATAGAGAAAATGCCATAAAATATCTCGATGTAAGCGATACAGAATTTGCAAGGCTTACATACAAAGGCACTAAGTTTCATCCCGTACAACCGTTATTATCTCCCGTGAGAGTACAAGGAATGACAAAACCCGTTTATTTGAAAGAAACATTGGATGCTCTTAAAAATAACGGGCTTATACGTCCAAAGAAGTCAAGGGGCAAATACAAGACTAAAAGCTAGGGAAATTATACAACCTCATACGCATACATTGTAACACAATCATCTTTATTCTCCATATTAACCGCTTGGAAAATGTTTTCTTCATTATCCAAAGCGGTTATTTTATATGTTCCGTTCGTCAGATCAACAGTGTCACCTAATTTTATATAAGCGTACTTGTTTCCACTAGGTATTAAATACGTAATCTTTATTGGATTATTATTCCATTTTTTTAATTCTTTCATCTTCAATTCCTCTATTTTAAAATTATTGCGCTAATATACGAATAGGAAAAACAACACACAAGCAAATAACTTATTTTAACAACTTTAAACTATCTGAAACACAATAGGTTATACTGCGAAATTTTTATTTTTGTTTAGGCAATCCATGTTGTAAATTTACACTCGTAAAGATGAGTGCACAGTCTTTACGGGAGTTATAATACACACACATTAAATTACAATATTATGGGTTCAGACAAAATTTTTATGTTCGACAATCCTGCCGCTGGAGAAAGCGCAGGTATTATGTCAATGATTCCTGCACTGTTGCAGAATAAAGGATTAGACCCCAATATGGTTGCCGCTCTTATGAGCAATAAAAACAATCAAGACGCTGGGGTGGTGCTGGTTGTTGGTGGATCTGGATTATCCTGCTCTTCTTCCTGTGGGGTGGTAACGGATTCGGTAACGGGTTTGGCAATGGAGCAAACGGAATCCCTGCTCAATTGAACAATGAAGCAGGACGTGAATTGTTGATGAACGCTATTCAAGGAAACGGAACAGCTATCAATCAGTTGGCTAGTTCTTTGAACTGCTCTACTCAACAGTTGCAGAATGCTATCTGCCAAATTCAAGGACAGATTCAGCAAGTTGGTAACCAAGTAGGTCTTTCCTCTCAACAGATCATCAACTCAATTCAGTCCAATAGTGCAGCTATCGGTTCTCAGCTTGCTTCTTGCTGCTGCGATATCCGTACAGCTATTGAACGTCAAGGATGTGATAGCCGTTTGGCTACTGTAGAGCAGACCAATACTTTGACAAGCAATGCAAACACTCAGTTTAACATTCTTGGCGCAAAGATAGACGCTCAAACAGCTATCATCAATGATAAATTCTGTCAGCTTGAAATGCGTGAAATGCAAAACAAGATAGATGCACTTAGACAGGAAAACAGCAATTTGGCTCTGGCTGCTTCTCAACAGGCTCAGACTGCAAATATAGTTGGACAACTTAAGGCTCCGTGCCCGGTTCCAGCATATTTTGTGCCTAACCCAAATTGTTGCTATGGAGGTTATCCGTTCATGGCTGGTTTTGGTGCAGGTTATGCTGCTGGTGACAACTGTGGTTGCAATTGCTAAAGTTTAGTTAAGAGTTTTTGATTTGTATATAAATTACAGGTCAGAAACTCTTATCCCGATGCAAAATAATAAAATTCTAAAGAAAGGGAAAAGTTATGAGTTATTTTTTTAATCCTTATATGATGGGATATAATGCTAACCGTTTCAGAGGGGTACATAGACTTGACTTTGGAGGAATACCGTTTGTTCGGACATCTTCTGTAACAACAGACACGACAAATTCAGAGGTTATCTATGGTATTAGCCCGTGCCTGTTCAGACGATTGCCAAATCAAGGTATTTTGCTCTTGAGTGTAAATCATGTTCCTGCTGCCGGATCTGACGGGTATCTTGTTTCTGTGGCTACCACACTGACAAATACCACATCAACATCCACAAGCAAGGTTCCTTTGGTAAACGGTTCGGGAGATCAGATTCCGTCTAGTGAAATTTCACAAGGCAATAAATACTTTGTCTATTACGACAAATGTAATGGGATATTTCAAGTAGTTAATCATATCGTTGCACCTGCTACTGCCGCACAGGCTAGAAGCACTGTAAAATGATATTAAAAAGTTAGAATAAGTATGTTTCAATCAATACGACAAGGACAGCAGTTTTTCATATTGCATAAAGGGGAAAACCCAAGATGTGATGTGGGCACTGTGGTAAGTGTTTCAAATCCTGTTCCTAAATATCAGAACGGATATACAGCATATCCTCTTCCGCAAAATGAAATGGTTGTGGATGTGAAAGTTAAGGTTGGAGATGATACTCTTGATTTTCAAAAGTTGCCAGCCAATCTTAGTATAGCAGACTTTTCCCAAATAGGCGGAAATGTGGTTGTATCGGAAAGCAAGGATGCCATCAATGCTGAGATAGAAGCAATGAAAATAAGTAGTGTAAGGGTTGTGGAATCTGTGCAATACCATCAGAAAGTAATCAAAAGCTGCGATGAGATGCTTACAGCATTGAATCCTGCATTTGCCGAAAAGGCACAGCAGGACAAGGAGATGAAGGAACTTAAAGGTGAATTGTCACAGATAAAGGATATACTTGCACAACTTGCTGCTTCTGGTATCAAATTGCCTGACGTGCAACATGTAAACAATAATAATAACAACAACAATAAAAAATAAATACTATGGGTTGGAAAGTATATGGAATGGGCCGTAGCTTTGAAGGTGAAGATATGGACCGGGAATTAGAAAAAGCGTATAAAGAAGGTTATCGTGACGCTATGGAAGAAATGGAAGATCGCTATGGTGAACGTGGCGGACGTGGCGGACGAAGTGGAGGCGGTTATGGCGAAAGAATGTGGGATGATGATGATGAGTACGGAGAAAGACGCGGAGTCAAAGGTACTGGTCCTTACGCCAGACGTAGACGCTAATTAAATTGGTTTAAGCCCGTAGTGGTTTGCTACGGGCTATCTTTTTAAAAACAAAAGCTATGGAAAGAACGAGATTAGATGTATATGAGAAACTTCCTTCGGGAATGGAAAAATATCTTGCGGAACACGGATGGAACTTCTCTAAGAAATTATGTGAATATGCCGTTTCCAAAATGAAAGACAGGAACGGAAACAAAATACACCCGTATGACAAGGATCAAGTGGAAACATTAATGAAGCAATTCAATGTTGAGTTGAAGAATGATGTGGAATACAACAAGGTTTATGTATTGAATATGGTACGTGCCGACTATATGGGTTCATCCATAGTCAATGAGCAATATGCCTGTATGTTTGTAAAAGACTATCTTGACGATGTTGACGGAAGCCCTACCCGTGCTCTTGACGAGTATTACGCAAAGTGTATAGCCTGTGGAACACCTTTCTCTTGGGAGGATTATATCTGATTGCTATGGTACGACAAAGACTATACATTGAGGAATATGACTGGACGGTTGATGTATTCTATTCTGTGGATAAATACTCTTATTTAAGAGCGATATACAGACTGGAATATATTGGCTGTCCTTTTCATTTGCTGAACAGGATAACGGATAAGATAAAGACTGAAAAATACAATTACGGTGTAACGTATTCAAACAATAAGTGCACTGTAATTATTATCAGTCACAGTACGTCTGATGAAGAATTTATGAATACACTGGAGCATGAAAAACAACACATGATTGGTCATATAATTGATCATTATGGCATAAAGCCTTCATCAGAAGAAGCTGGATACCTTGCAGGATATGTAGGTGCTTTATTTACAAAACCTATAAAAGACGAGATTTGCGATTGTTGTAAGAAAAAACTAAAATAAATCATTATGAAAAAGATTTTTATGGCTATGATTAGCGGAAAAAGCAAAGAAGAAGTATATGATATGCTTAACGATTCGGAAAAGGAAATCCTGTTCGGTATTGCTCAAAGCATGGGAATGACACGGGTGGAAAGAAGAAAGATGAAAAGAAAATACGAAAAGAGAAGATAGGCTAACTGCCTATCCTCTCTCTTATTAGTTGAAACTTTGGTATAATTCAAGATTGTTGAAAACATAACACTCCTTATCCTTGATTTGAGGATACATGTATGATGGAATATGTGCTATCTTACGGGCATTTCCCCAGTATGATGTCCAGTCTTTTACGTTAAACAGAAGTTGCGGGGTGTCATAGAACAGGTTCAGTTCTCCTGCCTTTTGTACATCTTCATCCCATTTGCCTTCGTCACGGGCGATATATAATTTTAAATTGTTCATATCTATATCAGTTTTACGCCTATTCATAAGGGTTTGTTTTACAGTAATTTTTATTCTCTGACATATTCAGTAGCTTATTTAAAGACTCATCTGAAAGAAGATGTTTGTTGCTAGAGTTTCCAAGCATTAAACGAGGTTCAATATTTCCATCTCTCATAAATTTCTGTATCTCGTATATATGAAAAAGTAAACCTTCACAATCTACTGCATAGTATTCAATGCCATCGTCATTACTAGCCGATACTTCGTAACCAATCCATCCACCATCTCCAATATAAGTACTTATCTCAATATTACGGCAAAAACCGTAACTGATAAGTAATAGCCTTAATACATCTTTTCCACTCATATTCATTCCTAATCTGATTTACGCTAATTCAATTATAGCCTTCTTTAAATTAACAAATAAAGGTATTGCTGACATGCCCCCATTGCAATCCAACTGTCTTAAAGAGGGTACAACCTCTCCGTTATCATCAATATCATAATCTGCAATATAGGCTAACTTCTTCGCTTCGGGAACTAATATCCTTTCATGAGCCATGACCGTTATACAGACTTTGCTTCCAATAGGGAATACTTGGTTGGATTCAATGTATTCCTTTTCCAACTGTTCCTTTTCTCCATTCAATTCTTTTAGCTTTAAATCAATGGCGTATCTTTTGCTTAAAAATTCTTCCTTATTCATTTTTTGTCATTCTAATTGATTCTAACGTACTTTCCTGCAATATCGCAGGTTCTCAATATTTCTGCATTATCCTCACCAAAAGCGATGAGAATACTGCCACAGCCAGGAGAATCCCCACGAGTTCCGTCTGGACGGAAGAATTTTATTCGATTCCTCAAAAACATCATACCGGTTGCTTTCTTGAAGATGATGTCTTGAAACTTATTGCTGTCACATCGGTTAAAAAGTAGTGCTATACCGTTGCCGTGTTCTGCCAATTTCTCTACAAACTGCCACATAAGCGGTTTGGAGTACGGAGGGTTAAGCCAAATTCGCCCTCCCCAATTTTGTATAAGACCATTGTCCTGCTTGTTGTACATGATTTTTGCAGTAGGCCAAAGAGGGTGCATGGGGGCACATGGGTCTAAATCAAATTCACCTAATGCGTCTATAATTTCTTTCGGTGTGTACCATTCATCGGTACTATTAGACGATCTTTCAAAAGTTGTATTCATTTCTTTTATGTTTTGAGTGTTATTTATTTCTCTTTTAACGAAACATTTCTATTACCACTTTATTTTCCGAGTTTCCATCATCAGGATGTACATCAGTAAAATCAATGACAGAAAAATCATATAGATCAGGAATGTATTCAGTTTGATAATCTCCTGTATTCATTACGATATTTATTTCAGCATTCTTATTGACAACTAACATTAGTTCGTCAATCATGTCTTGGACAGTAATTATTCTTTTCATCATTGTTTATATGGGTTTTACAAAGCCGCCTAAGGCTCATATTTATATCAATTTTAATGCTTCCTGTAAACCAGCTTCAAGTGCGTCTTCGTAGACATCCCATTTACCACCATCATTAGGTCCTTCATAAACAGAACTGGTTATATGAGTTCCATTGTCAGCTTTAGATATTTCGTATCCATAGCCACAAGCACAGTTATATACACATATATGAATATTTTTGGTTTCACGTAACCACTTTTGTGCAACGGATTGAGTGGGACGACTATAACACAATTTTGGCAAATTCTTATTCGTTCGGAACACAGATTGCATTATCCGATTATCGTCTTCTTTAATAATATCTTTGCAATACTCATTAAATCCTTTCTCTTTCAGCAGCTTCGCTGTTTCCAATGTTACAAGTTCTTCGGTCATAACTATTTCTTGTTTAATTCATTCAACACTTTCTTTACTAATTCATAACGTGGTAATTGCCAATCCTTCGCAATATCATCTATTTTATCGTCATAATGATTGTCGTAAACATACTGATTAAGGTTATCTATAAATTCATCATCGTCAAGTCCTTCATCGCAATCATCATACATATCAAGTTCACAGGCTAACTCGGAACATTCACAGTGGGATACCCAGTCATAAACACGACCGTCATAAACATTGGTCTGTCTGTTATATTTTTCTCCAACAGAAATTACTTCACCGCAAAAATCGCACCTATGTTCTTTGCGAGCGACAGGAGTTTTATCTCTTAATACTTTCATAGTTATTCTTTCTATTATTTTCACACTCTTCACAATGCAACTTATAAGCATGAGCAAGCATTCCTAGAGTAACAGGGTCAAAGTGAAAATCCGCTTGTTTCCCTTCTACAACAACAGAAACGCATAATTGACCATCGCAAAAGTCAATATACGCTTCACCACCTCCATCTCCTTTAATGGAAAGTGTTTGCGTCTGTACGCTATTCATTATTCACCTCCTTTAATCTTTTAATTAGTGCATCAGCGCAATTAACCGCATATTTAACGATTGCATCAGAATCACTTCCACGATCTTCTGCTATAACAGCCTTAATAATATCTTTCGCTAGTTCATATCGCCTCTGTTCCCAGTCGATAGCTGAAAAATCAAGTTCGCATTCTCTGAAAACCATGTTATCACATACATATAAATAATCTTTGCTATGTTGAGAGTTGATATTTAATTGGGGAGTTACATCTACCAAAACTCCTGTTGATTTTACTCTTGCTTTCATTGTTCCTCCTTTGTTTTAAAATGTTCAATCAGTTCGTTTACGGTGGCCTTGTGATAACGTCCTGAAATAATGGTTGCATTATCCCAATTTTCATCCCAAAAGAACATAATGCCTTTGAGTTCTGTGAAATAATGATCATTACCAATAGAATCGCCATAAGAAACGCTAAGAATGGAATCTGCTATAAACCACTGCATGTAGTTACTATCATCCCTCAATGCAGCGATAGCCAGGAATAGTTCTTCATTCGTTCCGCAATCAACACTTCCATATTTTTTCAAAGGATGCCCATTTCTTATCACATGATTCTTTTGGGATAGTAAAAAGAATATTCCATTATGACACATAATAAAATCATACTTATTATCATCATCTGCATAATATTTAGGCTTACCATGTGAATACCCCAATTCTTCCAGCCCTCTCCGAAGTTCCTGTGTATTTTTGCGTATAAAACACGGTGTTGTAAATCCCATAATTATTCCTCCTTATCTATCTTAATCTCCGTTACTTTCCCACGACTGACAAAGCACTGGTCCATGTTTGGGTTTTCATAAGCTATATCGCAAATGATTTCTGAACTATCATCACACTCATTTTGTAATGAGCACTCATCACATATTCCAACGCACAATTCATGCAACACTCCGTCTATTATTATTCCGTTCTTTACTTCCATAATCAAATACAATTTCTCATATATGTTTTCCTATCAATCATACCGTTTTCTGATTCTTCTACCAAGCCAAAGAATGTATTAGCATAACAAACATGCTCGTCTATCATTATACATATTCCATCAGACGGATAATATTCACATGAAACATTATCATCCCAATCTATATGTTTTTGTGCTTCTTTGGATATATCATCACAAGCAATCATATACTCTATGTATTTATTAGATGCTTTTCTTATTTTGTCAAATATATTTCCTTTCATGATTTTCATCTATACACCCATCATCTTTTATCCATTAATCGCTTCATTTAACTTTTCCTCAAACTCCGCAATGATACAATCTGCATCACCGCCATGTACCCAATTGTCCAATACAGACGAAAGAACTTCAACTGCCTTTCTAGATGTTTCGTCAACTGCCATATTGATCGCTTGATTCACTTCCTCTAACGTAAACATACTCATAATTATTCCTCCTTCTTTTTAAGGCTTATATCAATTGACAACCTATCGACAATTTCCTCCTTAATTATCTCCCTACACAAATTTCTTATCATTAAGAAATCACCGTTTTTCTTTATCTCGTCAGAAACCATACAACGAATCCACCTCTCTATATTAACATCGTCCCCATAGGTGTTATGGAAGATACGTTTAACTTCCTCTTTCACGATTGAAACTATTATATCCTTTATATCCTCTTTAGTCAACTTTAGTTCGTTATGGATATAGTTCTTTACTTCTCTGTATCTATATTTACTCATAATCAATTCCTCATTTTAAAACATTCAACAACTCTTTAGCTCTCTTATAGGTGTCAAAGCCCTTTACATTCACCCATTCGTATGAAATACGTTTGTCTTTTCTGACTTGTACCCAATATATTATTATGGGAATACAACCGTTGCACCCTTCTCCTCGTATGATTCTGTACCTTTCCATATTAGTCCCCTTTCTCTTTAATTCGTTCCAGTACATCCCTGTTAGCTTCGAGTATATCATCGAAAGACGGGATGGGCATCCAATAGATGGGTTTACTATTATGGCATACCCACTTCCCGTTCATTACAAAAGCTACTTCGTAATAATATCTGCCCTCGTAATTAGTCCCAACCAAAACACTTTCTAACTCTTCTGGCAACCGTTCCTTAACGCTTATCCAAGGCGATTGCTTGGACTGCCATTCGGCACCTTGTCTGAATGCCTCTTTAACTAATCTCATTTCTAAGCTATCATCGTAATGGCATTCATAACAATCTTCTGCCGCTTCACGTGCCACTTCTTCTACTGTCTGTTTCATATATCTCCTTTCCACCTATCCTAGCAGCATATACATTACTACTAGGAATAGGTAATAAATTGTTGTTTTACTCATTACTCATTTGTTTTGAACCATTTTCCTGATGTCAGGTAAATGGTAATTATTACCAATTAAATTCTAATTGTATTATCATCAAGCTATTAATCAACCTCTATAATCTGATATCTCCCTTTTTTGATGTAAATCTTATGGTTGTAATAATCCTTGATTACTGCATATCCAGACTGGGGCCTAATATTACCTGTTAAATCTTCAACATAAGAATTTTCGCAGGCTTTCACTGTTGCGCTGTCGTAGGCTTCCACTGTTGCGCTGTCGTAGGCTTCCACTGTTGCGCTGTCGTAGGCTTCCACTGTTGCGCTGTCGTAGGCTTCCACTGTTGCGCTGCCGTAGGCTTTCACTGTTGCGCTGCCGTAGGCTTTCACTGTTGCGCTGTCGTAGGCTTCCACTGTTGCGCTGCCGTAGGCTTCCACTGTTGCGCTGCCGTAGGCTTTCACTGTTGCGCTGCCGTAGGCTTTCACTGTTGCGCTGCCGTAGGCTTCCACTGTTGCGCTGTCGTAGGCTTCCACTGTTGCGCTGCCGCAGGCTTCCACTGTTGCGCTGTCGTAGGCTTCCACTGTTGCGCTGCCGCAGGCTTCCACTGTTGCGCTGCCGCAGGCAAAAGATGTTGTTGTTACCTCATGGTATTTTTGTGTATAGATACCAGCTTCCGCTAGATCTTCTTCATCAAAATTGTCTTCTAAATATTCTGCATCTACTATTCTTGCTGTTCGTAACACCCAAGACCAGTTATCAGTAATAGCCTTAAGTATATCAGCCTTGCATTGACTCCTTAATCCCATCGCATAACCTATTTGACAGGCACCTGCTTTCTTGGCGCGCAGTAATAGTTCTTCCTTTATTTCTTCAAATGTTTTCTGTTCCATGATATTGTTTATTTTTCGTTATTTTGATATTTTGATAATTCCACGCCTCACGCATTCTTCGAGTAAATTCATATCCTCCTTTTTTATAAGAGCACCTGTATTACGATTCACGCTCACATAAGGCTCAAACCCAAGTCGTTTTGAATTAATTCCGTTTTATCTTTATGGTATTAATCTTTCCTCAACGCACCAACATAGCATTTCATAAGCTGCATCTATTAATGAGTAAGATAAAAATTCTTGATAATAATCAAATTCGTCCGACATAGAATAACAAATATGCCAACAATTGTCACTAAAATACATTGTAATCCAATAAGTATCCGTTCCTGTTTTTATCTCTTTTGGTAACAGTTCCAAAATGTCAAGCAAAGTAAATGCAGGAATACAATGTTCTTTTCTGAACGGTTCCTTGAAAGTTCTCCACTCTCGTAAAGATAATTGTGGTTGTTTGCCTTCCTCATAAGGATATAACATCCAAGTCATTGATGCGTTACCTGTATTCACTCCAAGTTCTTGCAGGTGTTTCGTTTTTTCAATCGACAGCACATTCTCCAATATTTCCATCCGTTAAAATATTTTTAGTTTTATTTGATACGCTTGCAGTAATATATCTGTTCGTGGTTCTTATATCAGAATGACCAGCCATAGATTTTAGCTCTGCTTCTGGTATTCCCATATTAGCCCATCTGGTAATAGCTGTTCTACGTCCTGTATGTGTTTTTATAAACTGGTACTTCGGACCTTTCATAAGTACATTTGCCCGTCTTACAAATACCTGCTTGTTTATACCTGCTCTACATCCAAGAGTTGGTAGAACTTCATTCATTGTTGTCTTTAACGAAGATTCTATGTTGTATTTATCAAACGATCTAACCTCTTTTATCATTTCTATAATCTTGGAAGGTACGGGAACCTCAACGTTCTTACCTGTCTTTTTTGATATATACGAAATAACATTTCCTTCCATCATAGAATCTTTCAATCTGAAAATATCGGAATATCTCATGGCAGTATAGCATTGGATCAGAAACAATTTCTTTACTATTTTTTCTGTAACGTTAAACGGCTCGACATTCCAGAATAATTCTATTTCTTCATCCGTAAGAGATATATTTGAAGGAGATTTTACGTTCAGTGAGATAATATAATCATTGATATATTTGCTCATCTCTTTTGATTCGGACAATATTCTTTTAAGCATTAAAAGATATGCCTTTTGGGATGATTCGCTTATCTTTCTCTTTGATTTTATAACATTGATCATATCATCTATCATATCACGATTTACAGGCTTTTCAACGGACGGAACTTCCTTGAACGTAGGAATGGCATCATTAAAATCATACTCGTCATAAAGCTGATTGGTAAGATATGGCATTATATGTTTGGATAATGCTTCAAATCTTACCTTTCCGCTTCTTGTCTTTGTATTATTCAACTTTTCTATCAATACGCCTACAGTCATAATTGAAGGGCTATATTCGTTCTGAATTGTTTCAAGCCTGTTTTTTAAATCCTCAATCAGACTGTTCTGTGATTCTATAGTCTTGTTTAACCTATCTATTGTTTCAGCGAGAATCTGAATTGTTCTTTCTTTATCTTCCATGTCTTATATATTTTTGTTGCAAAAATAATAAAACTGTATATTCGATAGGTTAAACGATAGTTATCAACTCTTAAAAATGTTTACTACGCCCATTAATTTATAATCTCCCTCTTCATTAATGATACATATAGGAGCATTATTCTCAGGATTGGTATATGCCAATGTGACATAATCCCCAGGAAATACCTTCAATGCGTTAATCATCTTTTCAATATTCAGATTGCAATCCAAACGCCCTTGACAATATCCTTCAATTCCGACATTTTCCGATATTTTATACCCTGCATCATTTGTGTATGTTATATCCATTTTATTATCTCCCTCCCTGCAAACAAAATGTGATATGTTATACACATCTGACATTACCTTTATTCTTGAAAGGGAATCTATCAAGTCGCTAGTTCTTGCTTTAATAAAGTAATTAAAGTTTGATTTTATATTGTTTACCAATGGTGTGTAGTTTACAAACTTAACCTCCATCAGCGTACAATTAAAGACAGAACCGAAATCCCCATAATATATAGACATCACCCTTTCATCATCAGATACAGAAACAGTTACATTTTCTTCTGACAACATCTCAAGAAAAGATAACGCTTCCTTTACCGAAGTAGGCATTACATTTATGCACAAGTCCTTGGATATATCCGGCTGACATTCTATAACATCTCTTACAAATACAATCTTATCGGACGAACATATATCAATGCAATTATTGGAACAAATAAAATTTATCCCCACTCCACTAAGGCTGGTCACAACGTCACTGATATCATTAAATCCTATGTTCCTTTTTAATGCTCTATACAGATCATTCCTGTTCACGTTGACCCTTATCCCGGTACCACGCTTACCTATTTTAATATCAGGATAAGATTCCACATCTTCTGCAAAGAAAGACGCTTCACTGCCATTGTAAGAGAATATTATATCCTTATCATATATCTTTACCGTAACAATGGAATCCTTTACTGTTTTGAGTAACTTTACAAGTCTTATTCCGTCTACTGCAAACTCCTGCCCGTCATTGCAGTCTGAATCAATAATGGGAATAATCAAACGCATCTCATTGAGGTTGTTGTATGAAGTAACCTCTATCGCATTCTCTGATGCTATATATTTAAAACGAAAACATTTAAGTATCGTCAAGCCTGTATCGGAAAGACAGGCTTTGGCTGAGTTTAACGTTGAAAATAAAACCTTTCTATCAAAAATTATCTTATTCATAAATGTAAAATTCAAATGTATTCAATCCAAGAAAAATGTTCTCTTTTATCAAGGTAATTCATGTCGTTCTCGTTATTATAGGCTTCCTTCTCAAACGATATGTTTCTATACGCATTACCTTTTTGTATAAGCCTGTACAGCCATTCCAAAAGATACAAAATGTAAAACGGAACATACAAAAGTTCTTTCATTTGTTTTGTATGAATCGCTTCGTGATTGTAATCGCTTTTACTCATCGTACATCCTTTTCTTACGAAAAGAACCCCAAACAAATTTATACACTTGTACCCTTTGAATGGAATAATTTTGTTATATATAACTTTCATTGAAACAGTTCTTTAATTATTTTTTCAAAACTTACCTTTGTAGTGCTGTTACGCATACAATAATCTTTTATCTGTAGTGTATTTGACATCCCCGGCTGACCACGCTCGATAGCGTCAAGTATATTCCACAACATTTCCTTAGACCATACGAAATATCCTCTAAAGAAATATGTAGCCATCACATCAGCCTGTTCTATTATATGATTACGGTCATGGTTACTGTCAGGCATTTTAAGTTCTATGCCATATATCTTACCGTCATGTATATAAGCAAGGTCTGGCATACTTTTCTTTGCTCCTAGAGCACGAAATTCAGCCGACTTGTTACCACTTACAGCAGGATGGAGAAGTTCGGAAAAAAATGCCACAAGCAATCCCCTGCATCCTTTACCTTCTTTCTCGTTCCTGTAACTAACTACTATATCTTTCTGCATTTTCTTTTCTTCCGCAGACCGTTTTTCCTCAGCCATAATAAAAAAAATTGTATTTGGCAAAGGTATCACGAAATGGGGTATATGAGAAAAATAAAAGGTTAAAGTTTGTTATCAACCATCTCAAATCCTTCACACATGTCATGTCCGCTGTTTCTTATCTTCATGGCAACGTGTTTTTCAAACCAAGGAATATAGCAGACATATCCAACAAACAAACCGTCTATAATAACCGTATATCTATGCTTGCAGCGACAACAGCAATACTCTCCGTTCCTGCAAGACTTTGTATTGCTATTTTGCAAGATCATCCAAAGAAATGTTTTCTGACAAGAAATCGTCCGTACATTGTTTCACCACATCATCGAACCGCAAATCGCAATACTCGTCAATCCAGTCACCTATGAAGTATAGTTTGTTGCTTCCTGCAATAACGCCAAACAGAATAGGGTCTTTTCTTTTTTCCACCTCTTCTTTTTTCTTGTCAGACGGTAAATCTGTTCCGTTGTTATCAAAGTCGTAGTGGAGAATGGCATAATTATCAAATATTTCATATTTGTCTATGTCCGTCTTTTTCCTAATTATGTCAAATGGTATGATTCTTGTATAGTCAGATATGTAATCAAGGCATAGATTTTTCGGACATCCTTTTGCAAACTTCATAAGATTTTCCTCTGATATAGCCTTGTATAATCCTTTGCTGAACAATATGCTTTCGTATTTGCATATCACCATGTTTTGGAACAGTTTTTCTTTCAAGGCGTGTTGACCGGATCTTTCAGCATAACCTAGCATCAGTATATAGTCTTTTATCCTATCCCTGTATTGCTTCATCTCGTTTTCTGTCTGTATCTTCACCTCAGAGAAGAAATGTATCACATCAAACTTGGATCTTCTGTATTCGTCTACATAGTCCTTAATCTTTTTAAACCATGAGTTTTCCTTATGGTTTATGCCAAGAAGAGAGGTTCTTACTTGCTTGTGCTCCTGGTTTGTTTTTACAGAATCAAGCATTGTCGGTGAAACGGTAAGATTAAATTCCGCCACTCCTTCCTTGTCATTGTTTTCCATGTATTGTTTTAGGAAATCGTAAGACATTACACTTGGATTAGGATCTTTCTGCTCTATAACGGAGTATTTGGGCAGATTAAAGTCAAGCCTTATCGTTTCGTGAAACAAGGCAATTTTACCATCGCTGTTAAGTAAATTTTTTCCCATAATTAAATGTTATTTTTTGTTTCTTTGAATATACCCCCATATAAACTTGCTGGAATATCCGCATTCTTTCATGGCTTTACGAAAATCAGATTCCGTATTTCTGATATACAACTGCCGTATCGCCCAATAAGTATTGTATCCTTTAAGTTCCGCATACTGGAAAAATTGTGTAGGTGTCATTTGCTCGAACTTTAAATCTCCTACCAGTTCTTGCAGTTCCGCCATCCTTATTTCCTTTTCGGTTGGATATACATATCCGCAGAAAGGACATTCCGAAGCGGTTATGGCAATATATTTACCACACTGTTTACATTCCTTTACTCCTTGTATCCCTTCACATTTCCCCTTGTTATGCCATAAAGCCCATTTACGTTCTTTCTCAAACTTGCCTAGCCGTGATATGTTACCACCGAAGTCCAGGAGAAATGCTTCCGTTTTATTTGGGTGAAGCCGTATAGCCCTGCCAGTTGCCTGGATATAAAACTGAACGGATTGTGTAGCACGGTTTAATATGCAAACCTCTATACTTGTTTCATCGTATCCCGTAGACAATATGCCACTGTTGCATATAACGGTGAATTTATCGTCATGGAAATCCTTGATAAGCTGTTCCCTGTTTCCTGTAAGATGCTTGTATCTTTCATATAATGCTAACTCATCCGGCTTATTCTTATCTATACCTGATATGAGGAATTTTGCGGGAATGCCAGCTTCATTAAATTCAGCGCACATCCTTATCGCATTTGCCTGTGTGGCATCAAAACAGATTGCTTTTTTCATCGGGCAGATACGCATATAGTTTTCAATCACCCCCTTGTACTGTACAGACTTGTTGAACACCGCACCCATCTGCCTGCTATCGAAATCACCTGTGCGATAATCGGTATTAACCTTAGACAAGTCGGGCGCATCAACCGTAAACGTTCTCAACTTGGTTATGTTTCCCCGGTCCATCATATCCTGTATCTGGGCGGTTTCTACAATCTCTTCATAGTTCATGCCAAGCTGCCTTTGGTTTCCACTTCTCATCGGGGTTCCTGTAAGACCTACTACATACTTATCATCAAGCAAACCAGATTCAAAGAGAAAGTCCGCATCAGAGGTGTGCCCTTCGTCTATTAGGCAGAGAGATACACTCTTAACCCATTCAACCCATTCGGGCTTTTCTAGCCTTCTACGGAGAGTTTGAGCCATTGCGGATACTACTAGACCTTTGGGTATGTTCCTGTGCTTAGGAGAGATATATTCAGCCTGTATGCCAACTCTTTCCAACGTTCCCCCTGTCTGTGTCATAAGTTCAGATCTGTGGGATACGATAAGCACCTTATTCCCCTTTTCTACAGCACCTTTAGCCATAAAACTCATTATGACCGTTTTGCCGTAACTTACACAGGCAGAGAATATGACGTGCTTATGATTAGTCAGGGCATTTCTCAGACGGGTTATCCCTACCTCCTGGTAATCCCTTAGCTTGATTTCGTTTGTACTCATCTTCTTGTATGATTCTTTCAAGTTCTTTTTTTAATGCAACCACAAAAGCCATGCACTCTTCTCCTTCAAACTGCTTGACAAACTGCCTGGCGGCATCTTCGTAATCAGGAACACATTCTTTTTTGAAGTATTCCTCATTGTCTTGAAGAACCATCCAATCCTCGAAGTGGTGGTTTGGTTTTTTCTTAAATATATGCAGCAAAATGGCAGTGTCACTATTTAGTTTGATTAGCTTCCTGTCGTAGTTTTCAAAGTTGTCAACGTAATCCGTATTCATCCTCGTAAAACAATTTAAAATTTCTCCATCTATGCCCGTTTTTCCCCTTACAGAAAGAACTACATGAGCGTTGTGGCATACCTAATTCCCTCTCACAGTCACAACAGGCTTCAAAGCATAGAAATCTGTTCGTACCTTCCTCTATCGCAATGACAGCCCTTGTATTGTTTCTATGGCCGAGATAAGAACCGTTTTCCTTTCGTTTCTTTATGAGTTCCTTCATAATAACTCTTTTCTTTTCACGTTCCTCATCCGATACTTTCCTTCCTTTCTTGAATCCATAATTATGACCTTTGACGAACCTTCCTTTTTCGTCACGGTAAGATATTGGATAATCTATCCATAATTCGCTAATTGCTGGCATTGAAATCTAACTTTAGTTTTACAATTTCGTCACTCATGGTATGTACTCTTTTCAGCCATGCCATTTTCCATGCTTCTTTTCCTATGCCATATATACGATATATATCATCTCCTGCATCATCAAATTTGATAGGAGTGCAGCTTGTTGACTTACATTTCGTTCCGTCCATAAGTTCAACGTCACCTACACCCCCATTGAGCATGATAAAGTTTATATTGTTTTCTATGGCAAGATAGGGGATGATTATTTCATCCCCACGATTAGGTTTGTTGTGTTTGATTAATGTAGTCATGGCATTAATGTTAATTTTTATACACATTTTAAAACGTTAATTCGTTCGGGGCGATACCAACGCCCGCTATCGGCTATCATAAAAGAATCACCGAATACTTTATAATGGTGTCCATTTGTTCATTAATGCCTACCATAATATTTGGTGGCACTTGTAAATTAATCAACTTCCACTAACTCACCGTTTTCCAGTCTATACCATGTATCAGCCTTGACAACCTCACCATCAACTACTACAGCCTTCCAATCAACAATATCATACGTATCATCCCTTTCCTCAGCTATGACCAAAATTGCACCTATTCCGCCTTTTACTTTAACATTGCTACCTCTTGCAACTGACAAACCATTAGATCCTGTTGAAGCCTTTCCTCTTGCCGTGGCAGCACCATAATTACCAGCCGTGGCAGCACCTCTATCACCAGCCGTGGCAGCACCTCTATCACCAGCCGTGGCAGCACCTCTATCACCAGCCGTGGCAGCACCTCTATCACCAGCCGTGGCAGCACCACTATAACCAGCCGTAGCAGCACCATAATCACCAG